GTTCCTGGTCTGCTTGTATTTTGTCGGCAAAGTCAGGCCATGTGGTTCTCGCCTCCCGTAACGGCATGGGGTAGAAATGCAGGTTAACTTCCGCATCCTGTACGTCATGCACATTGACAGGCCATGTCCCGAAATGAAACGGGTCAACCCTCGTATTGACGACTTCCCCGATCCCGTATTCCTTCTCGGAATCAAACTCAATCTTGCGAATAACACATGAATACGTTTCGCCGTCTGTCACTCCGTCTGTCAGGCATGTCTGCTGCTCAGTCTCCATCCACCAGTACTTAGTCATTGAGTGAATGGTGTCTGTCACACCCTCATATTCGGGGTTTTCAAGCAACTGTGCAACGTTGAATGTCGGGTTGTTGTCCGTTAGCTGGTTGACCGTCTGCATCCTGTGCCGGTATATCAGGTTGGCTGAAGCAAGCGGTACTTTCTTCGAGTCGTTGTTGTTGAAATGCTTGTTTCGGCACAACTCGTAGTTCCTGTTCCACTTTGCGTGAAGCCCTAAATCCTGCTTGTCCTGCACGACTTCGTTTAAAATGGATACAACGGTAGTACCGACATCCTTGTCGCCTTCAGGCGGCAATATGCAGTCGGGATTGAAGTCTTTTAAATCTACTGTCTGCTGTTCTGCCATCTATTTAATCGCCCTTAATTCCTCTACCAATCGCTCTAATCCCTTTATCAGAACGGTCAGCAGACTCACTTCTTTCGGTTGCAATGTGTCACATTCCCGGTACATCTTGCGCAACATTGCGTTTGTTGACCCGATTCCACGGTGTAGCGCAACTTTGATTTGCTTTTCATTCTTCGTCATTGGCACTCGCACATACGAGACATTCGGGGTTGTCACACCTTTCGTGGAACCATTCGCCACACCATGTATCGTCAGTCACCTGCGGGAACCTCGCCTTAACCTGCGGGGGTTGGCACACAGGGGGGAACCTCAAACATTCCCCCTTGTGACCTGTCTTGTGCTCGTAATAGTCACAGTTCCAACAGCCGTTTTCCCTGTCAAGCTCGCCGGGTTGGTTCAGGGGTTCTTCAAGCATCGTCTTCCTTCGGCTCGAAACACCCGCACCACCCGTTTACCTTGACAATCGGGAAGATTGCCATGTGCCGGTTGAGCGGTAACGGTGGGTTGGCTCGACACATGCCTTCCCCTTCCTGTTTCGGAAAGGATGCATCGAAAAACACACAGTCTTTGCACTTTACCTCTGACATTACCTTCTCCTTCTCTTTCTACTCCTGCGCCTTCGGGCTGCTGCCCTTCTCTTTGCCGCCCTTTTCCTTGCCGCTGCCCTTTTCTTCGCCGCCGCTGCCCTGCGCCTTGCAGACTGCGATGCGGATGTTGCCCGACCACCGGACTTGTTGACACCCTTCTTGATCTCACGGGTAGATGCCACCGCTGCGCCCAATCCGCTTTTTGTCTGCTGCTTCTTTGCGTTCAGAGGGTTTGATGACCCACCACCGCTTCCACCTTGCGCTCCACCACTACCGCTGCGTGTGCCTCTTCTTGCCATTGTTTTAACTCTCCTTTCGTCTGTGTACGTTCATGTGACCTGCCAGTGCTTGTGGAGAGCCAAACTCTCGGCTACAAATGGCGCATATGTATTTTTTGTCTATGTTAAGTTCATCCCTGCTCTTGTCGGGAACGAACATTCTTCCCTTGTCGGTTAGTATCTGGTTGTGCTCGTAACACACCCGTTTCTTACAGTACGGGCATATCAGTTCACGCCATTCTGATTGCTCACGAAACGTAGGCCAGTTTCGCTCCGGTTTAAGACTCTTGAACATCAAGCCTTTAAGCGGGGTCTTTAGACTGTCCTCGTCTATGACGGCCAAAGGTTGTTTGCAGACTTCGCAGTGTAGGATGCTCATATTTTCCCCTGTTTATGTTCACCGGTAGTTATTTCATATCCAGTGTCACCACCCGCACAGGTAATAGAAACGTATCTGTCGTATGGAGGAATGTCTAAATACCCGATTCTGAAATGAGGACACCAATCACCGCAATTCCTGTCTGCAAAAATACACCGTCTTTGAACACCACCCATCTTGATACCGTAATACTTGCCCTTTGTAAGCTCACATTCCATACAAAACCACCATCGCTATCGTCATGTTAATGACGAATGTTGACACGTATATGAACCGTATTATGCTATTCAACCGTGCTTACCCTTTCTTCTTCCGGTTCCATGTCAAACGCCCTGTTCAGCGGGTCATTCTCGTATTCATCGTCTGCCACCACGCTCGTGTCTGCCTTCTTCGGCGTACCGTAAGCCGGGGGCAGTAGATACCGTTTCTGCCCCATATAAAAGCCCACGACCAGGAACACAAACGCTGTTATGAGATGTGATATTACGTCAGTCATTTGACACTAACCGTTCAATGTCTTCGCACGGTATACAGAAATCATCCTTTTTGATTATTTCAGCAACTTGAACACCAACCCGATACGCCTTCCTAACTTTTTCCTCAACAAAATCAAGTAGTGTGACAAACCCCTCATCACTGTTTGGTTTTCCCCAATAAAGGCCACCTAACTCTCGCTTCTCTTGAACCGAAAGCTCAACTTCAAGGCGTAAATCCATAGTGCCCCTGCCTACCATAAAATCACCTCAATCATAGTTCGCTACCGTACTTACCCACCCGTCCATGTCCTCGGCATCCTCAATACCTTCCTCATTCCACAACCCGAAATCCCTGTCAGACTCGATCAGGTCTTGCTCAAGCGACGTATCCCTGCCCTCACCGTACAGTTTGCGTATCCTTGCCTCTGTTTCTGGTATGATAAGCGGGGGTTTCTCGCCTTCCGGTGTAATGGGGCGTGCCATGCAGATTTGGCAAATTGAGTCATAGCAATGGTCTTCCCCTGTTGAATCCACATCCTCTACGTTTAGGGTGGACATCTGTAGTTGCGGTATCGTGCGTATCGTGTGCTCACAGTTGCTATACACCTGCAACATGGGGGCTTCTTTTTCCCATATCCTCAACCGTTCCCTGAATTGCCGTATCTTTAACTCACGGTTCGGGTCTGCCGGGGAGAGATAAAGTTTATACTCGGCAAATACCTCTGCCGTGCTCTTTCCCTGTCCACCACCCTTGTAATCGGGCTTCCTGTTCCATGAATCATGACCTGCTAACCGGATTATCTTCTTGTCAGCAATGCCCATCGTCTTTTCACGCTCGATTATGCCCTCTGCTATCTCGGAATCGGTCAGTCTCATGCCCTGATCCTTCTCGCCATTCCACCCGTACCATTCAGCGAACATGAACACCCTGCCGTCTGAATCAACCCAGTACCAGTGCTGTGAGAACGGTTTGCCGAATCCCCAGTCAAACGTGGAATACAACGGAGCACCCTCTGGAATGGGGATTGGGTCGATTACGTGATGTTTCCGACTGAAATTAAATGCCTGCCCCATGAATATATCCCAGTCACCGTCCCTGTAGGCCGTCCTGTAGGGTTCCGGCAGGGCATCGAGCCTATGCTTGTAGTTCGGGTCAGTCTGCATCAGTATCAGGTTATCTTCCAACAGACCGGGGATATACTGCCGCAGCATACCACCTTCTTTGTCCGGCGCCTTCTTCACCTCGTACTGATCACCGAAATCAACCCATCGTTCCTTCACAAATTCATGCCCGATACCACCGGGGTTGCTCGCACACACTATTCCCGGTATCTTGTGCCGGTATTTCTCTGGCACATCCAGGGTGCAACGCACACGACCACGTAGATAATCGTACATAAATTCGTTGAATGTGGTAAGCTCGTCCATCACCAGTAAATGAATCTCGGCACCCTGATAGTTGAAAACATCGCTCTCGTGCTGGCAATGGCTGAAATGTATCATTGACCCGTTGTGGAATACCCATCGCCTTTTCTGCTCCAGATACGTGCCTAGTCTGCCAGGGAACTCCTCACGGGAGGGTAATATGTGGTTCTTCTCAAGCTCAGGGAATGTCCTGCGGAACAGATATACCTGCAATCCCGGTACCCTCATACACCATGCAAGTGCCTCATGTCTCAGGGCATGGCTCTTACCTGGACCAGCACTTCCCCCGTACAATATCTCATTTGCCGGTGATTTGTGCAGTAGAGCCTGCTTGGGTTGCGGTATATATCGTGTTGTCACTGTGTCCATATGTTGTGTGTGCCGGTTTGTGGTCTGTATGTTGTGTGTACTCTAGTACAGAGCATTTTAGACTTTTTGTGCTATTTATAACAAAACATCATCGAAATCTTGCGCCACCGTCTGATAATTCATCTTTATGTCAACCTTTTTCAGGCGGTTTATCAGGCTCGGGTATTGCACTCTTGAATATCACCGTCATTTTACCGGACAGATCACCCTCAACCTTATTAGGCAACATCTTGGCTATCATCTGGTAAAAATCTTTCCGGTTCTTCTTTTCCTGCGCCCAGTCAATCATGGCCTCGGTGCCGCCGATGCCTTCAAATGCCTGTAAAAACGAGTCTTTCAGGGACGTGAACTTGTCCTTGCTTCCCTTCGGTCTGCCAGTACGTTTCTTAATTTTCTTGAGATTCTCTTTTGATGCTTCGGGACTTGGCATGTTAGATTTCTATAGATTTGTTTTGTCTAATCGTTCCTGTTTCGGTGTCATGCTGCCTGATTTTTAACCCCTGCAACTGTATGTGGAAAAGTAAAATCTATTTCGGTTTGTTTACCCCGCCACCCACGCATTTTGTATCGTTTACCGACTTTTTTTATCACGCCCACACCCTCTGCTGTAGTTTGCCTTTGGTTTCACGTTCTGCGTAGCGTTCTGCGATGTATGAGTTGAGTGTATCGACCTCGGACATTTTCGCCATTAAAAACTCCAGAAAGTTGCGTGTTTCGGCGTTTTCTTCTTCTAACGCCCTGATTCTGTTTAGCAGTTCAGATGTTTCTGTGTAGGTTTGGTGCATTTTTTTCACAGGATTATGTATTGTTACTATTACCGCATCTATGAGTATCAACCATTGTTTACGGTAATATCTTTTCATCGGCCCAGATACATATCGTCACGGCTGCCGCTATCAACGCCAGGGTCACGTACCACCGCATCTGTTCCTCGGGATACACCGTTTTCCAGTAAACGTATTTCGTCAGAAGTTTTTCGATTATCTGCGTTATCGGGCCTTGTTTCATTTTTGTATGCGTGTATTGAGTCTTTGAATTTTGATGTCGAACACACTGTCTCCCCGGGTTTTTCTCACTGGCATCCCCGGCCTCCCTTTACTTCAGCAATCCTTAAAAAATGGTTTCGGACGTGCCTTGTCCGGTATTCCCGGCTCTGGTCTGCGCGTTTCACAGGTCTATTGCGCTAATCACATCCTCAAAAACATCCAAGGTTCGTTCATTGCGTCTTCTCCTATTGTTGCCGTTGTGGTGCGCACCGTGCGGCATGGCAACCTGTGGGTGTGCAGGGTTGCCGAAATTTTGGGGGCTTTTTTGTAACCAAGCCAGCGCCCGCCCCCGAACTGGCATTATAAAGAATCGTATTCGTCAAGGTTTGGGTGTCTACCGTGTTCGACAAGACAGCCATGTTCAAGTACCGCCTTGTCTTCCCACTTATCACCAAGTCTTTCCCTTGCACTTGGTTCTGTGAAATACCCATCCAACATCTTTTGCTGTTCTTTTGATTTTACTTCTGCTGTTTCCCATGCCATTTTTTTAGGCATCTTTTTCTCCTTTGGGGTTTGCTTCCCCTCTACTATTAGCAAAAGCGGAAGTTGTTTTTGTTTCCGCAGAACGTAGAAGTTGTCTAACCCATCGTTCAGACTTGTTTATTTTTTTTGCAATTATTTTTTGACTGTGATTTTTTACATAGTAGAGTCGTAGGCATATCTTTTCTTCTGGGGTAAGACCAGCACGGGTAAGGTATCCACTTATCTTACTGTTCCATACCGGTTTTATTTGGTCATGCTTCCTGACCATGAAAGGCCAATCCCATAAGCTGATTTTGTCAAAAAGATATTCTAGTGGTGGGTCTAGGTTGTTGCTTTCTGGAATGGGTGAATAGGTTGTTTCCCTTTGACTTTTCCGTTCACTGTTTACATACGCCTCAACTTCGTCACACAACTCTGTACACGTTCCCCGCTTCTCACACTCTTTGCACGACTTCATAAAAAAACCCTCCCTGCTACGAAATGAATCGTTAACAGGAAGGGCCGTTGTGGAACTTCCTCTTATTCAGCCGGGGCCGTTATGGAACCGGGTAGAACGTGACTATTCTATTGTTTTGTTTCTTCTTCTTTTACGGTTTCTATTCTCCCGGCCGCACTTCTAATCGACTGCAACAGTTCGTCAACAAGGCGGGCTTGGCGAATCATTACATCAGATACCGTTTTTTGAAGTTCTTTCAGTTCTTCTTTGGTTGCGTATGCCACAGATGCACTCGTTTTGGTTTAAGGTTATCGAGTTTTCTTATCTGCTCGTTCTCCTGCCGGTTTATCTCAGACTGCCGATCCTGCTCGGCAATTACGTCCCGTATGCGATCAATAACCACCTGTATGGTTTCCATCACACACCCCCGTCCTCGGCTATCCGGCCAATCTCACGATCAACATAAAACCGTGCTTTCTTCAGGTCTTCCACCGGATTACCCTTGTCTTTGTGTCGCCACAGGTACTTAATGGCGTTGCCCACATTGAAGTTGAAATGCTCTGTAACCTGTATGCACTCCACCCCTGACGGATGCTGTGTGTAGTGGGAGGGATGTTCAACAGGGTCGTCTTTCGGTTCTTGTTCGGAGAATGGGGTGTAACAGATAGGGCATCGGTTTCTCTTTTTTACATATACCATCTCTCTACATGGAGCATCATCAGTTAACCCCCACCCACACTTCTTGCACTCATATTGTGTCATGCTGCGTCCTCCCCAAAACTGTTGTCCATTAACAGTTTCTTGTAAAATTCAGGAAACCCTTTTACCGCACTTCCCATAATGCTTTTCTTTGCGTAGCCGTACAGCTTACCCTTGATGTATTCAATTTCCTCTGCTTCGATGTCCTGTTGAATTTCCCTGATGAGCGGCCCGATGTCTTTGGGTTCGTGCACCAGTTCCCCCGCCTCTTTCAAGTGCTGTATCGCTTTCATCCACCGCCCCTCAGAGCGCATTTCTTCGCACAGCAACCCGATTATGTCTTTCGTGGCCGGGTTTGATTTTCCCCATTCTTTCTGGTGTTTCTCCTTGAACTTCTCAGATACGTATTTACCAACATAATATTTGGCATCTTGAGTGAACCGTTTGTAATTTTTAAATACGATTCCCTCGATTTTCGGGCCACCGAGCACGGATTCTAACTCAAGTAGGTTCAGCACATCGTCAACCGTTTCAATTCTGCCGGAAAAAAGAAGCGGTACGGTTTCTAAACCCATAGCATTAGCGATTTCCTCCTTGTGCAACCACGAATCAACCGGACATAAGCCGTCCTCAACGTCATAAACAATCAGATGGTTTTTCGGTATCCTGTTATATGACAGTGTGTTGTGCTTCGGTTTTTGCAAATATTCACAACGAACGGTTCTGTCTTCCGGTAGTTTACCCTGGTTAAATATTTCAAATGCTGCGTCAAAAGCCTGTTGAAACAGTTTTTGCACGTTATACGGTTGAATCTGCTGCCCCCGACTCCGGCATACAAACTCCCCGCCAATATTGCCAAACGAAAATTGACTGCCGTCTATCTTTTCTTCAGCGATTACGTCCTCCTTGAAAATGTCTGTAATCTGTGGGTGTCCTATTGCGAACACCTTTGCATATGATGATAAATGTTTCATGCCGCATCCTCAGGTATTCTGCCAAACCACAGGGCAACCATGTCTAACGCATGGTCGGCTCGTATGACAAGTAACGACTCCCTGTGGTCGGCTGTTATGAATAATCCCCTGTTTTTCCCTAGCCATTTATAGATTTCCCTAAACCCGTCTTTCCGGTGCTTGCACTCGTAAGGGAATCCTTCAATTTCTAAATCGCCTTTGTAATCTGCACCGGCACCACTTGACGGTATTTTCTTCACCGTTAATCCCTTTGACCGTGCCAGGTCACGCATTTTGTATTCAAAGCGGTTGCCCTTTTCTTTCTGTCGGTTCGGCATTTACGACCTCTCAAATTCTGCCCTACGAAATGAGTAGAGCGACCTCTGTTTATCATGCTTTTTTTTGAGCAGTTCAATACGCTCCTTACACGCCTTTTCCCTGCCCTCTGCTATCTGCCACAGATACCGCTTTTCTGCCACCTTGGGGTCGCCTTCAGCGTAATCACCAATCAGCGTTGCCCGTATGCCGTCCATCTCCAACTTCTTCTTAACAACAGCCTTTTCTTGTTTGTAGAGCCGTTCCGTTTCGGCTGATTCCCTGTGACAGTTTTCCCACTCATCTATGGTTGCAGACAGTTCGTCCTCTATTTCCTGCATTTGCTGTTCGATAAGACCGGGGTTGCTCATGCTACCCTCCTCCCATGCTCTATGGCGTGGCACCTGTGGCACCGGGTTTCTGCCTCGCTAATAATGTGTTTTCGGTATCCCTTCCGGTCAACGTGGTGTACCTCCAACCCCTCGCCCGTCTTGTTCTGATACCCGCACCGCACACACTTGTAATTGTCACGCTCTAAAACTTTCTGCCGAAACCTTGCATACAGTTCGTTGAAGCATTTGTGACATACCCTCTGCTGCCCGTCTTCGTCACGCCACCACATGACGGACTTTTTACCGCACACGGTGCAGTGTCGGTGCTTCGGGGGTTTGGGTGCGGGAATCATCTTAAATTTTTCCCAATATCCACTTCGCACCTGCGTAAAGGATATACGCTATGGCAAGTGCCGTTGGTGTCCAAATGATGTTGCTAATTTGGTCGTCAATAAGTTTGTAAAATAAATATTTCTTTGCTACGTTTTCAGCGTGTTCTGATGTCAGGTTAATATCAAGCGACTTTACAACTTTTGAGATTTCTTTTATTTTTTCTGTGTCCATCTTTTTCCCCTGTAAATTCAATATAAATTACCATTGCCACAAACCCGATGAACAGGCAGACCGTTATCGGGATAAACAGGATTATCTTTGTGGCGATTAGGATAGTTTCTTTCATCATTAACCCTTGTTGTTTTTTAGTGCTTGCCGAATCCCATACCACTCATCCATTGTAAGTATCATTGCTTCGTCACGAGTAAACCCGTGTTCTTCAAACCGCTTTATCATGTCAACCCGCCTGTCAACTATTCCCTTCGCCAAATCAGAAAACAGGGATGCTATTTCCGGTTTAAATACCCCGACTGCCGACACAATCTGCTGTGCAACCGGCTTAAATGTTTCTGCCTGACCAACAATTTCCAGTAATGATGCAATGTCTTCTTTGTCGAATTTCATTTTTCCTCCTATCGCTTCGTTTCCGATATTGGTTTAGGCTCTGCCGGTGCGTCAATCACGTCTGCACGGGCATACACCCACAAGATTGTTGCCGTGATGATGATTGCCGTTACTGCTACTGTGATAAGTTTTTTCATACGTTCTCCTCCTCTATGTAAAATTCAAATCCATGGCAGAGGGTGCTTTCAATACAATCCCTGCGTGTTTTGTGGTATCCAGTAGCACCACACCCACCCCCAACTTTGACAATCCACTCATCGCCCTCTCTTACGACCATTCCCACCAACGCCCCGTCTTTTTTAGCAAAAATCGCCTTATTCTCACCAACGTCACCTAGACGTATTTCACAGGTATCGCCTATAATGATTTTTTTCATGGTTACTCCTTCCTCCTTAAAACGTTGTTTGCTTCACGGTTTCTGTCCTTCAGTTCACCGAGCTTACCCTTGTTCCAGCTCGATATTTTTGTAAAGTAGCCTGTGATACGGGTCATGCCCTCGACCAGTAGCCCCCGGTTGATCTCACGTTCAAGTTCTTCGGGTGTCATTTCGTCAAGCTTGGCATACGTTACCGCCGTTGCACTGTCTGGATGGTTTTGATACCACGCAAGCTTTTCATTGCGGAACAGGATGCGCTCGTTTTCTGTTTCCACAAGATGGGAAATGTGATGGTTTGCCTCTAGGTAGTTTTCAAGTTCGAGAATTGTCATTGTTTCACCGCTTCCTCAATTTGTTTCATGTAATCGCTATTTGCGTTTTTTAATGCCTGCTTTTCTGCCATATGTGCCTGTTCGACACGTTTCTGACCCTGCTCGTTCCACCGACTGCGAGCTACAGCCTTGACATAACCCGTGGGGTCACGGTTCTTAAAATCGAAATATTCCTTCTTTAAAACGGCATCTATCCCGGCAAGCATGTTCTGCTCCCCGAATTTCTCTGAAATGTTCATTAGGGAGTCAAGCGTGTTCGCCACCCTTGATTCTGCCAGACAACCCGTCTTGTTGTTCAACCTCATACGCTCTATAAACGTGATGATTGGTGTCATTTTTGAAATAGAAATTTTTTCTTTTATGAAAACAGCTAAAGTTTCTTTAGCGCAGAGTTTCGGCGTATTTATTGTTATATTACTATTATTACTATTGATAGGTTTCACATCTGAAACCAGATATGTTTCACATATGAAACCAGATGATTTCACATTTGAAACCTGCCCCCCCTCGCCATCTTGTTTCAAATCTGAAACCTTATTTTTTTTTGAGGTTTCATTTTTGAAACCAGATTCCCATGTGTCATAAAACTTGTTGAACAAGTATCTGTTTGTCGATTTTTTGTTGTGTTCGACTTGAATAATATGCATATCTTCTAACTTCTTGATAGCCCTCCAAATGGTTGCTTTTGACATACAGGTTTCTCCCATCATTTGTGACCATGATATATAATCATGTTTCTTGTTGTATCCCCATGTTTTATCTATAATGAGTAAAACGAGTTTAAATTCGGCACCACCAATATCAATACGCACAAGCTCTCGCAGTATTTCCGTATTTATTCTTCTATGACCGTCTTCTTTCTGTGGGTTGATTTTCGACTTTCCCCTAAACTCGTTTTTCATTGACTTCCTCATACCTGTTGTATTTTGAGTTCCACGTAACCTCTATTTTCGGTATGGTCTGCCCGTGCCTGTTCTTGGCAAGTTCAATATAGTCGGGGTCAACGTGCTGTACCGCTTCGTCTTTATCCCTGCTAAAAAGGGATGGACGGTTGATAAAAACTATGTAATCAGCATCGTGGCCTATCGCTTCGGACTCACGCAAATCACCCATACGGATAATACCACCCCTGTTTTCCGGTTCCTTATTTAACTGCGACAGGGCAACAATGGCAATATTGAGTTGCATGGCAAGGCGTTTCAGGGATCGACTCACACCGGCAACCTGTACGTGTCGTGATTCACCTTTAACGGTGTTTTCTATTAGTTGGATATAATCGACCACAACGAACCGTATTTTCTTCTGGATAACAAATGACCGGATTTTAAGGAGGATGTCAGACAAGGTGTTTGCCGTATCGACAAAACTAAACGGATATTTACGATACATGTCCAATGCCCCGACCATTTCTATTTCCTCTGTTTCGTTGAGCATCCCGGTTTTTACGGTTAGTGGCTGTAGTCCGGTCTTTTTCTGTAATAGATACAGGTAAACTTCTGGTGATTGTGATTCCAGGGACACATATAACGATGGAACACCACATGAACCGACATTGTGGAAGAAATCAAGGGCGAGGGTGCTTTTCCCGTGTGATGACCGACCCCCGATTATTGTAAGCGTTCCAGCTTGAAAACCGCCTGTAACAAGGTCGAGTTTCTTGAAACCGGACGGTATTTCATACTGCGGCACACCATCTTTTCTTTTTGCCTTCTGTGCCTTGTATTGTTTCCAGACGGTTCTACCCACATCTTCCCTGTTTTCGTCCGTGCGAGAGGTTATATTGAATATCCCCGTGGTGAGTTCTTCTATCGTGGTATTGATGTTGTCGGGGTCTTTCTTGATCTCTGTCTGTGCTTTCTTGAGAGCAATGTCAAGATTCTTTTTTATGCCGTTCTGTTGCAGGACTTCAATGTAATAAGAGATATTACCGTACAAGTGGAAGTAGTTCCCGATAAAAGAATGGTCAAGCTGTGTCTTTGCAATGGTTTTGACTGTAACAAAATCTACGGGCTTGTTTTCGGTGAATAGTTTTTGAATGGTGCGGAATGTTTCAGCATTGCCGGTGTCGTTGAAATCGTGCGGTGACAGTTCATCCACCACCCGTGGCAACACTTCGGGTTCGTTAATACAGCAGTCAATTACAACCCGTTCTGCTTCAATGGTCATACAAAAACCCTTCTGAGATAATGCAAAGCACCCGCATAGTTGCGGTCATACTTCAGCACCACGTAAACGCATTGGAGCATTACCGTGCGTTTACACCCGATTACTTTTTTAAGGATTTTCCAAAACATAGGATTCACCCGCAAACTTTGTTGGCATGTTATTTTTTTTGTAGTTATGTGTATACATTTGCCTACACTAATCCACTTGCAATTTATCACCGTTTGACCCATTATTTATGACATGATCAACAGCAGAGGGGCCGAAATGTTCAAAGGTATCAACACCGGCTTCAAGGAGATAACGAATGGTATCAGCATATGATCGGCGGGTTTTAGAGGCAATGAGTTGTATTTTTTCTCTAAGGTCAAAAGGAAGGCGTAAAGTGTCAGGGTTTGCTTTTTTACAGTCAGACATATACAATCTCCTTATCAGGAATTATTTGCATGTGTAGAAAAAATATGTCATAAAATAGTGTTGCCTGCTCGTCTATTACAAGATGTGGTACTATTTATTTTAAATTGTGCTTACAATAACACACATATAGTGTACGTGTCAAGAACTTTATGGAGGTAGAATGAAAAAAAACGAAATAAAAACCCCAACAGAACTCCTTGACCTGTTGTGTCATCATTACGGCCTCGGTGATGACACAGAACGGGCAAGGGCCATTGGGAAAACAAGACCAACGTATAACAGGAAAAAGACCGGCGCACTCTCCGTTGTTATAGATGATTTAGTTGCCCTTGCTAAAACCTCACGGCAAAACCTGGGGGAAATGTTGATAGATGTGTTCGGGACTGAACCCGTTACATTGTCAGAGACAGAGCAAAAACTTATCGCCTCATATAAAACCGACCGCAACTTCCAACGACTCTTTACAAACTATCAAAAATTTCGGGGGCTGTCTGAACATAGTCAAGACGTTTTTACAACGCTGTTGAAGGATTTGTTCGGCTTATTCCGAGAAACGGGCGATATAATTGAAATATCTGTCACGCCGGGAAACAGGAAGTATTTTGAGATGTTTTTGTCTTTGCCGGAAGATTGCCGGGAAAGGGTGTTCAGGTTGATCCAGTTTGAAGATAAAAAGCAAAATAAGCGTAAAATATCGAAAAAATAGGGGTTTCACCCCATAAAGTTTCTGGCAGTTTTGCCGATAGGATAGATTGACATCTACCAACCAACCCAAAAAACACCTATATTATCTAAGGGGGGGTATGACACTTTCGGCAATGCGGCTGCTAAGGCAACTAAAACTGGACGAAATTATAGACGTGTGTGAATACATTAAATTCATCATTTACATTAGGGAGGACGAAAATGAAGGGGATATTTGTTGTACTGGTAATGTTGTTAACCTTTGGGACAACTGCAAACGCAGGACTTAACATTTTTAGCAGCAACAATGAGCAGTACGGGATCATGGCGATTTACACGCTACAAGCAGCCGACTACGCACAGAACCGGGCAGCTATGCTTGCTATGTATGGACAGTATGAGGATGCCACAGACTTGCTTGAGGCCGCAAACGAGCTTTCTGAAAAATCAACGGAATACTTTGAGTCTATCTGGTGGGATATATCCACATCTGATTATGAGGGTTTTCGGGTCATACAGCAGCAGATTATTGACTTGCCGTAAAGCCACAGGGTCATGTTTTTTTTTACATGACCCCTTTTTTTGTCTAAAAAAGTACTTGACAAGAACATCTAGGCTGTGCTATATACGTATTTAAAGACAAAAAATTGCCCCTCCCCGCCGACCAAGCAAAGAAGGGGCAAAAGAGCGAAACCCCAAAGAAGGGGATTCAATGTCAAACGTAGCACACAACTATAAAATTAGCAACCCCGTCTACGGTCTGTCCCTTGCGTCCAGTCCCGTGGGCGGGGTTTTTTTTTAATAACAGATAGGGGGTAGGTATGAAAGGTTATAAGGTTTTTGGTTCGGATTGGACATGTCAGGATTTCCAATACGAAGTAGGGCAGACATACGAGATGGACGGCAATATTGAACTGTGTTGCCGGGGTTTCCACTTTTGCAAAAACCCCACCGACTGTTTTAATTATTATTCCTTCAATCCAAAAAACAAGGTTGCTGAAGTAGAAGCACTCGGCAATGTGCTGATCGAAAACGAAGGCAATTCGAAGTGTTGTACAAATAAAATCCACATCGTCAAAAAAATACCGTGGGACGAGGTTTTGAAAATAGTCAATACGGGTAATTACAACACTGGTTGTGGTAACTCCGGGGACAGTAACTCCGGGTACAGTAACTCCGGGGACAGTAACTCCGGGTACAGGAACTCTGGGGGCAGGAACTCCGGGGACAGTAACTCCGGGGACAGTAACTCCGGGTACAGTAACTCCGGGTACAGTAACTCCGGGGACAGTAACTCCGGGGACAGGAACTCCGGGGACAGGAACTCCGGGGACAGGAACTCCGGGGACAGTAACTCCGGGGATTGCAATGCCTGTAACAATTCGTCTGGCGTTTTCAACTCCAAAGAACAGTCTATTTATATCTTCAACAGAAAATCCCAACTTACCCTTAATGAATGGCGAAAAAGCGAAGCATATAGCATTGTGTGCAGAATGACCACAACTGTCTGGGTTTGGGAAAGCGACATGTCAGACGAAGAAATGGAAGCGAACCCAAAACACGAAACATTGGGCGGGTATTTAAAGGTCTTTAAATATAAAGAGGCGTGGAAAATCTGGTGGGACAAGCTGGACAGCGAAGAAAAAGACACTATTCGTGCAATACCGAATTTCAACAAAAAAGTTTTTAAGGAGATAACAGGTATAGACGCCTGACCCGACCGACACGCACGGCGGGAACGGGTGCAATATTTCCCCGGCCCAACAGTCCCATGCCACGCAGACCACAGGTAGCCACAGAGCACCAGGTCAGGCAATGGAGCAGCCGGGGGAGCGGCAGGAACCCAAAATATACGAAAGCAGGTTAACAGAGAAAGGTGGTGGTTATATGGCTGTGCGAAACAAAACCGAATAAAACCATTATATAACCGGGAAAGCAAATTTTGATAAAAGTGTGTAGCCCCCGCTCTGACGGTGGGTGGGGGTATTTTTAAAGGAGATAAGTAATGTGCTCAATAACCCCATGTCCTGACAATAACCCCATCCGGTGCGACAACTGCCAAGGTTACGTTGACGGCGAGTGTCGGTGCGGGTTGAGCAGGCACAGGGGGAAGGCACGGGAAGCGGGGCAATACTGCGAGTTTATTGCATATAAGGAGGACAACCATGTATCAACAGACGTCAATGCAGGCGTTTATAGACGTGTACCCAAAACTGCCGACAAAGAGGTTGCGGGTGATGTGTGAGATACAACGGGGTGGCATTAAGGGGCGTACCAATGAAGAAATATCACGCAATCTGGGCCTTTCCATTAACTCCGTTACGCCACGGGTAAACGAGCTTGTCAAACTTCGCCTGGTCGCTGATTCCGGTATACACCGCAAGAACAAGTCGGGCGTAAAAGCTATTGTATGGATTTCAACGGAGCACGTATCATGAATGGCACACCAACAGTTGATATAACACCCAAGACCCTGTTACTTGCGATCGTGCTTAGTCTGTGTATCGCAGCGGGTAGTTTTTGCGTGTTACAGGGTTTGTTCTGGTGCTGTGAAAATATCTGGAAAGAGGACGGGGCGAGGGTGGCACAGCCCGAAAAGTATACATACGTTTACAAATATAGGGGGTAATATGTGGGCAAAATTCTACACATTTCTGAAAGACCTGACAACTGTGGTACTGCTTTTCGGTTCTCTGTTTGCGTTGCTGTGGATAGGCTACGGGTACGACAACTGCCACAAATGGGAAGCAATCGCACGGCAACAGGCACAGGAAATGGCGTGTTACAAGGTTGAGGCCGACCTACAGCGTAATCTAAGGTTATATGAAAGGAAACAACAACATGGATATAACAATGCAGGATGTATCGGGATTGGTGGGGATAACCACACCGTCATCCGTTAAAGAAGATAGACCTTTGCTGTGCAAGCTCGCAGCCTGTCCTTACAGGCGTGTACGGGAGAACTACCCGCACAACCACCCCGAATATGAGTCGGCCTGTAAGCACACGGGCAACGACTGCGGCATGTGGGTGGACGTAAAAACATGCCCGATGTTTGAGCGTGTTCCGATGAAGTGTGTTGAGTGCGGGGCAGACGATAACTGGTTCCACATGGAGGAACATTTCACGTTCTGCCGAAACTGTGGGTATGAAGACGATTTGGAGGCGACATGATTGCTGACGTAATCCACAAGGTAGCCCAAATTGAGGGCAACCAGAACGAAAGCAAGTATCATCCCCGTCCGTCACTTGCCGACCCTGAGAAGTGCATACGGCAACTTGACTACTTCCGCCAGGGATACGAGAAGACCCCGCTTCCTGGTCGGACATATATCGTCTTTGATGACGGGAATTGGCACGAAGAACTGACTATTGAATGGATCAACAAGACGGCGTTTAAACTCCATTCACAGCAGATGAAAATCGAATCCCACGGACTGAATGGCAGTATTGACGGCATCCTGACAGACATTCTCGGCGTTGACAGGTTGTTTGAGCATAAGGCAATCAATCACTTCACATTTGAACGGTTCTGGTCTGGAACACTTCCGCTTGGTTATTTCACGCAGATGGCAATCTATCTTGACGGACTCCAACAGGACAACCCCGACATACAGGAAGGTATCTTATTAATAAAGAATAAGAACACGGGGCAGTACCTTGAGTTCTTGGTTCACTACGCAGACGATACCGCAATCGTCACCAAATGCACCCACTCTGCCGAAGGCGAAACCAAGGAGTTGTTCGTCTACATGCCGGGAATCGTGAGTCGTGCCGTACAGAGGTTTGAAGAAATCGAACAGTACGCCCGTGAAGGCAAGTTGCATGACCGACCCTACTTTCTCGGTGAGGATTGGCAGTGCGATTACTGCCAGTATGCGGAAACGTGTTGGGACGGATACATTGCAGAGGTTGACCACCGGAGCGAAAAAGGGGTCATAGAGGGCGACATTGCCCATGTGTGCCACGAAAGGGTTGGGGTTGCGGAACTCGAAAAGGAATTTAAAAAGAACAAGGAAAACCTCAACCACACAATCAAGGAGTGGCTCCGTGACCACAACTATAAAAAAGCAGTCGGTGACGGGTTTTCCGTCACCCTGAACGTAAAGGAAAAGGCTGGGAAACAGTCTGAAACCCTGTATGTCAGGAGGGTAAAATGAACTCATTTGTTCCAAGGGTATCACAGATAAAAGGTGTTTCCCATGTAAGGCGGTTGCCACGACTCGGCAAGATTCGACTCGGCCTAAAGGTCAAAAATAATGGCAAAGAGTTTCCCACAGAAACAGATTACTTTGTCTGCCCACCGGAGGTACAGGCGGTTTTCGGGGAGAAACCGAAAGAACTGAAAATCATGTTCCCCCTGAACGACCCGCTTGCCGTGTTCCCGCAGGCGTACACGTATTACGGCAAGAGCAAGGGTATTAAGTGCAAGGGCAATGGTGAAACAGCCTATGTGCACAACAGCGTGTGTAAGGGTGGATGCAGAAATCACGACACGGACGATATATGGCATGAACGGAACTGCCCGTGTAAACTGCTTGAAACAAAACAATGCTCTATGGTGGCGCACCTTCTGTTTATGATCCCCGATGTGTCAATAGGGGGCGTGTATCAGCTTGACACGGGTTCATATCACAGCATCGTAGACGTGAACAGCGGGATTGACTATGTACGGGCGGTTATGATGGATGCAACGGGGCATGACAAGTTTTCCCAAATCCCGCTTATCCTATCCAGGGAACCCCGTAAGACGGGTGGGGGTGAAACGGGCGTACAGCAGACACACTACACGCTCAACCTGAGAATACCCCCAGACACGACCATTGCGGAACTTGCCGAGCACAACAAGAAACTGGGGTTGACGACAGCACAGAACCTTGCACTTCCTGAACCGGAAGAACACAACCCAGAATATGACAAACCGGACGTTGTTGAAAACGACAACGAAGATGAAACCACCGAAACCGTAAAATGTCCGAACCTTATGGACAGGGAAATACCCACAACAGAATGTGAGAACTGCCCTAACAGGTGTATAGACGGTGTTGACTGCCCCGCATGGCAGAAGGGGGTGGCATGAGCAACGACATCCCTATTGAGACAAAATGTGGTTATTACGAAGCACAGTTTAGTTACCTCCAAAGGATTATAGAATGTGTCGCAGAAGCGGAAACCCTGCAAGAAGCAAAAAGTTATGTTCGCACAGCACAAGACATACTCAAAAAGGTAACGCTTGAACGCATTGCGGAGAAAGTGGCATGAGCAAAACAGAACAGAAGGTCGCTGCGGCAATGGCTCTGCATGACAACGGCATGACGATAAATCAGATCAAAAAGCTCCTAAAGATTGATTCACGCACTCTGTTTAAATATTCGCCCCCCGACTATGAATGGAACAGGCACCGGGGATATAAACACAGGATCGGTGGCGAAACCGTTACGTTTAACGGGTGTACCCTTAAAAACGCCAGAGAGGGAACACGGTGCGATAAGTGGGATACGTGTCCACACGCATATGAGTGCCTTGGTTATATCGCAAGGGAGAAACCAAACTGGCAAGGCATGGAGAGGGTAACAACCCCGGCACAATAATAACGTTCACTCCGTTTTGTGTTGCCGGGAAATAGAGCCGGGGGGCGTGGTGCTCCCCGGCATATCAAAGGAGATGGCATGGAAGCATGGATTGAAAAACTTGCAGAGGAATGTGGGACGTATAAGGTGAAATACCAAATACTGCTTGACCACATTAAAATACTTGTCAACATGAACGACCCCGAATTTTCCCAAAAACAGTTGCGAGAAATTGTTACGAAACAAGAGGTAGAAAATGCATAAATACGACCCCGTAACGGGTGAAATACTTGTTAACGGCAAGTGGTACGATGCCGGGTCAGACGAACTGCGGGAAGCACTTGAACGTGAGGAATACGAGCTTGAACGCAAGGCAGACGCAAGAAGGGAGGAGGAAGCATGACGATAGTTGATATGGGGAAAAATGTTGACCACGAACCAATACTTGAGGAACCCGAAACGGGAGACTTCCAAGAAGGGCAACTTGTGAAAATCAACAACGGTGAAAGACTGAGTTTCGGCAGAATACTCAAGATTGATTGGTCGGTCATACCGCCCACGGCAATCATAGAGTTGAGGGTGTAGGGGGTGGGCAGACTGTCTCAAATTATATGGTTGTTTAATCGGGATGAATTGCCAGATAAATACACACGGGCAACCCGATACACACATATACGTGTAACTGATGAAATGAAGAAAGATAGGCGTAAGTATCGCAGGGAAATGAAAAAACAACAAAAGGAGAAAACACAATGCCAGACAAAGATATGACGGGAGTGCTGTTCAACAACAACCGCAAGGAAAAGGAAAATCAACCCGACTTCACCGGCAACGTTATCGTAAACGATGTTGAATACCGTCTTGCCGGGTGGAAAAGAAAGTCAAAGAAGGGAATGGATTATCTCAGTCTTGCCGTATCGGAGCCGAGGGAAGAAAGACAGGAACCGGACGAAGAAGTACCATTTTAGGCAACAAGGGGGATAAACAACCATCTTACCCCTCGGGGCAACCTCTCCAGGGGGAAGGGAGCAACCATGAGAGAAGTCACCGGCAACATATACGAGGAGGAGAGATGATAAAAGTGTTCATAGCAGGTCCGTACAGCGGGGATAATATAATAACCATACTCGATAATATCAGACGGGGGCAACGGTTGGCGAAAACATTGATGTACCGGGGGTATGCACCATACTGCCCTTTTCTTGACTATCAGCTTGCCCTTCAACTTGATGAGGATGAAACCATGCCGGTTGATTATTATCAGAAGGTGAGTATTGCATTTCTCAAAGACTGTGATGCAATGATACTGCTTCCCGGGTGGCAAAATTCGGGTGGCACATTAAACGAAATTAACATTTCTCTTGAGCGTGGCATAGAAATATACAGCAGTTTAGATGCGTTTGAATTGCTATATCCCAAAACAGAATATGACCTACACCAAGAGATAGTCAAAACAGTGTATGCAAAACAACAAGGAGGGTGATGTGGAAGGCTTAAAAACAGAGCAAGAGATAGACATGATTCGTGGCAAAATGCTTGTTAATGCTGCCACACAAAAAGAGTTGCACGACTTTCTTTGGTACGTGAACGAGATTGAGGCATTGGTTGATGAGGCCGACCTAGAGGACTTTTTCGGTACCGAGGGTTGGCGACATAGACTTGGATGGGCATCATAACCACAACGAAGGAGGGTGATGTAATGAGTGATGAAAGATACGAAGATTACAGATATAGTCGGGAAGCACACGAACATGATCTAAAAATTATCTGGAAATGTGACAAGTGCGGTGTTGAAAGGAGAGATTACCCAGGTTGGAACGAGGGGGGACAATGCCGGTGCGGTGGCACATTTTATGAGTCTGGAGAAAGTTATACGAGTTAACCCCAACGACAGGCTAAAATGATGTTTTTAACAACAAAAGAGCTACACAAAATGACCGGCCGTAAACGAAAGCAGCCCTGCATCCGGTGGTTGACACAAAACGGGTTCCGGTTTACCGTATCTGCTGACGGGTGGCCCAACGTGCTCAGAAGTGAGGCGATTGAACGGCACAGCCGGGGGAAAGAGACATTGGGGAAGGCACCCAGGGTGAACTTAGAACCGTTTATGGAGGGCAGTCATGGGGCGTAGAAGAAAAACAAACAAGCACCTGCCGGACCGGGTGCCAGGGACAAAATGAAAAACTTGCAAAATTCCAGCAAAGAATAATGGATATTTTAACGCCAAACGAAGTCGCAAAAATGTTGAAATGCTCTGAATCCTGGGTGTATACTCATGCCGACACCTTGCGGGGCACTAAAATCGCAGGGCTTTTAAGATTCCGGCAGGAGTATATAGACAAAGTATTGATGGAAGGTGAGCAAAATGTCACAGTACAAAGACAAAAAGACGGGGTTGTGGCGTTACGACTTTCAGTACAGGGGCGAGAGATGGACCGGCAGCGGCTACAAAACCAAAAAAGCAGCCGCAACCGCAGAAAGGGAAAGAAAGCGACTGTTACAGAGATCGCCGACAGACATAACCTTTGGTGAGTTGTGCCTGGAATATCTCGACAGCGCAAAGGCCAGAAACGGTGGGGATTGGTATAAAATCAAACGGTGGAAGATGGGCAAGTTTTTAAAGAAGTGGAAGGATAGGGCGTTGGAAACCATAACACAGCAGGACATTGAAAAGCACATGATTGCACGGAGCAATAGTGTTTCTGCCGGTGCCGCCAACGACGATTATCAGGACATTATACGCCCCATATTCAACTTTGCCAAAAACCACAAGTATATCAAGGAAAGTCCGTGTGTCGGAGTCAAGTTGATGCCAATGAAAGACAGAAAAAAGAAATACATTCCCCCGAAAGAGGACGTGGCGAAAGTGTTTCTTATGATGCCGGGACACCTCAGGGATGCAATGGTCCTGATGGAACATCTTCTTGCCCGGTCCAAAGAGATATGGCGGTTAAGGATTGAAGACGTGGACCTTGACAAAAAGACGGTCACGCTCTACACACACAAAGACCGTAACGGCAATCTGCGAACTCAGGTAAAACCGCTAAACAACACGGCCCGTGAAATCCTGTTTCGGCACATAAAGAACGCAGGGAAGGGGCAGGTCTATGTAATTGAGAATCCCCGCACAAAAAGCCATTACCGGGACCGGCACATCCTCCTATGGTACATCCGCAAATACAATAAATGGGCAAAGGAACACGGAGAACCTGAAATAAAAGAGTTCGGGACCCACGCTTTCAGGCATTACTCGGCAAGCAAGTTGAAAGCGTTAAACGTACCGACAATACAAATCCAGCATGGCCTTGGTCATAAGAACCCAAGCACGACAGAGCGTTATCTGCAACTTCTTGACTATGACATATCTGGTATCGTGGAGATGTTAGAATAAAATGAGTGTAACGGTTATTTCCTACTTATATGAGCTATTCACACGATATTTTTGTTGTGAGACTTATTGTGAGACTTTGCAAAAAATATATGCAATAAATGAGGGATATGCGACTATAAAGAAATCTGAAAAGCAAGGAAATACGGTAACATATCGAAAAGGCATGAGTTTTGCAATACCGACCCACAAGGTTCAGGACCTAGTGCTGGCAACAGTGTGCGAGTTCGAATCTCGCCTTCGGCACCATTTGATTTTCCTTACGAAAACCCGTTTTCAGCATGTTCTGGAAGCGGGTTTTTTGCGTTTGTGTTGTGAGACTTTTTGTGAGACTTTTTTCGCAAGCAACAGACTATTAAGCGTTCATGGCGTGAACACATGGGGTTGTATGAATGGGTAAGAGAAGAATACACAACAGAGATTTGCCAGAAAAAATGTATTACAAACACGGTGGATATTTTTTTGTTGAAGGTAAGGGTAATAAATGGATTCCACTTGGAAGGCACAAAACAATCGCACTATATTCATATGCAGAAATTGTAGGGAAACCATATAAAGAAATTGTTGGCAATATAAAAGTTGCCCCGATTGATCACGACAACAATTGGGACGGTGTTTTATATTCTAGGGCAAAAACAACGTCAATTAAAAGGGGTATAGGTTTTACCTTAACCAGAAAAGAATTTGATGATCTTGTTGCTGAGGCAGATGGCAGGTGTATGTTGACCGGGATAAAATTCCAATGGGAATTTGCCGAAGATCAAAGGAAAAGACCATATATCCCAAGTCTAGACAGGATAGACTCTGCCCTTGGTTATCATTACGATAATTGTAGAATTGTATGTGCTTGTGTTAATTATGCCCTTCATGAGTGGGGTGTTGGCGTTTTAATAAACATTGCAAAACATTTAAGAAGAAAGAGGTTGGCGTAATAAAATGGCGATAATTGCAAAGAACGGCAACAAAAGGCACATTAACAGGCACTTGTATTAGACAGGTAAAAAGATGATCATATCAGCAAAAGTAATACAGAACCCACGAACAAACCGCCATTGTGAGGGGTATAGGCATGAGGGTTTTCTAATGGGGGGTGGTGAACCACGCATAAGGGTTTATGGTTCTGCCTATTACGGTGATCCCCCCTATGTCATATATCTTTGCATGAGATGTGCAAGGGAATCAAAAGAACAAAAAATTAAAGATGCACTATCGGCATATGACAACAAGAGTAGTAAACCATAACCGCCCACGGGCAGGGAGGGATATAAAATGGGGGATATGGCTGATTATTCACTTTCAACTATGGACTTTGCTGCCGGACATTCCACACGCATCAGAAGATATAAATGCAACCGTTGTGGGATGGGTGGGCTTGTGTGGTTAAAGACAAAGGAAGGTTGGAGGCTCTTTGAAGTAATAGTTGTTGATGATGGTGTTACTTTTAAGAAGGAAACTTACAAACAACACGTTTGTGAACAGAGAAACGATGGAAAATAAATTTGTTGTCACAGAAAAAGACATTGCTAACCTGTCAGCTATGGTTGATATGTACCGCAAAATAGCCGACACAAAAAGAAAACAGGGCTGGTTGGGAAAAATGCGTGAAGCAGAACTCATGGCTAAGGTCTGGCAAGAAGCCATTGATTATATAGTTGCATGCAAAAGGTGATTATATGACCACGGGCAGGGAGGGAAGTATGAAAACATGCGACATATGCGGAGTAAAGATCGAAAAGGCAAGCGACCTAAATCCTCTTTCCGACATGTACCGGACAGACGATGTGCAAGAGGTTTGCAACGGCTGCTTGAACGAACTGAATGAACATATCCGAAGCGTTAATGATGTTTTGGACAAGATACAGTTTAAAAAGAAGCTGACTTTCTGGCAGAAATTTATCGCAAGAATGAAGCACGAGAAGGTAAGGACATAACCGCCCGTCAGGGCAGGGGGGGATGATGAAACTAATACTAGCAAAAAACAAGCGTGATGATGAAACGATAGACATTTGTAAAGATCGGGGAAAGGGAAGGGTAACTGTATGGGGAAGTGTTCACATTGACACTTTTCATGATGGTGGTAGAAAAGAAATATATAACATGCTCCTTGAGCAAGATGAAGTTGTTGTTGAATTGCAAATAGTATATCCAAACAATGGACCAAAATGCGCCATGTGCGGATGCAACATAGACTCTGAAAGCGTACTCTGCTCAGAGTGCAAACCATAACCGCCCACGGGAGGTATGATGAACATAGATAACCACACGCTTATTAACGGATAACGAGAATACAATATGCAAAAAATACTTTATATCTCAGCCTGCCGTGAGTGTCCGTATTACAAAGCAGAATGGTGCTGTCATCCCGGCGGCGATCAGGATGTTGAAAACGAAAACGTGATACCGAAATGGTGTCCGTTGGATGCGCCCGTAGAACGGTTATCAGACATACACGACATCTGCATCGGCTACGACGGGTACAATACTGTAGAGGGGTTGAAGTCCTTGATAGATGAAATTAGAGAGATGACTAAACCACGCACGGGCGATAGAGACGGCTAACCACCGACCCCACCGTGTGGGGGAATACAACACCCAGAAAAGGGGGTCAAGCAGCTCCCCAAGGGATGACGACGCTAGACCTTAAACCTGGGCACGGGTGTGTGGTTTTATTTAATGTTCACAAATCGTGAACGGGAGAGAAGGATGAACGAGCTTAAAAAATGTCCGTTTTGCGGAAGCACTGCAAGAGTGACGAAAGACCCTGCCGTATGGGACGATGATGTATGGAGTGTGTATTGCGGTGGGAAGAAGTGCTCTGCAAGGCTTCTCTGTTTTAAGTCAGAACAAGACGCTATAGATGCGTGGAACAGGAGGGCAAGTGACAATACTTAAAATAGGTAATCTGTTAAGCAGGTTTCTGTTCAGAATTTACATCTATAATCCTCTGCCAAAACTATTTTATTACCGCAGGGTAGGCAGATTAAGATTTTTTACACTATTTCATTGTGTAAAAATTGCGTGGAGGATAAAATCATGACCCCAATCCTAACCACCGACCAAGTCCTCGCCTACCACTCCGGCAAAGAGGCTGTGGCGTATGTGCCGATAGAGGGAGTGCCGAAGGGGTATTTTTTAGCGGGTGAGGAAATAATACCAAACAAAAAGCATAACGCTGTTTTTATACACCAAGACAAAGACGGTGATATTACCATCCCCTGCCCCTTCACCCCTGGCAAGCCTGTGAAGTGTCGGGAGGAGTGGAGGGTAGTGCGCTATTCCTTTTCCTACCTTTTACCCTGTCCATATGTGGTATTGATAGAATACAAAGAGGGACAAAGAAGGAGATTCTCACTCAAGATGAATGAGGTAAATTATCTCTGGTTTGACTCTTGTAATTGGCAACCCCCTCACACCATGCCAGAAGCGTTTTGCAGGGAGTATATGGTGAAGGAGGTGGGGGTGGAGGAAAGGGAAGGTAAACATTTTTGGAGGGTGGGGATTGAAACACTTTAAAATTTATGAACCAACATATCATACCAACATCATTCTTGTGGTAGACTGTACTCATGAACAATTTCTACAATATTTGAATAAAAAACAAAATTTCGACGTCTCGGCAGAACCAAATAACTCGTTGGGTGGACAAACAATAAAGGGTGTTACAGATAGCGGGAGCATAATGTTTGTAATATGGATAAGATATATGCCGAATACCCCCTATTATTTAGGTAGTCTTATGCACGAGGTTATTCATGTAGGCATAAAGAACATGGAAGACCTTGGCATCCCAATAAGTGATAATGTTTCTGAACCATTTACTTATTTTTGTGAGTGGTTATTTACTGAGTGTTGTGAAAAACTAAAATTAAAAGTGAGGATTAAGAAATGAACCGCAGGACATTCCTTAAACTTCAGCGTAAAATCTTTTGCTGTGACGGTAACGAACAAACCAAGTGGTTTCGTATATTCGGTTATGGTATAATGGTTACCAAAAGGGAACCGCTTTTCTCTGAACGGTACGGGTATGAAAAGTTTTACTCGTTAATGTTCGGGTGGCGAATAAAGTTTATTTACCCGCCACCTCCATTACCTTTCTAACCCCACACAGGAGCAGTGACATGATAAAGGCAAACGGTACAGATGAGCCGGTAAAATTCAAGCAGAGTGTTTGGACAAGGTTAAAATATATGTTCAGCAAAAAACCTAAGAAAAGATTTGTGACAAAATATAGGGCAAGGATAAAACCCACTAACCCCACACGGGACAAATAGAGTCACCGCTTCACCCGCACCCGCCTAAACCCCAATTTTTCTACGGCATCCCTGTAATCATTTAGCCTGTTTTCCATATTCTGCCCCGCTTCCCGTGCCTGAACGGTCAGTTTCAGCATACGGCGTAGTTTCTGTATGGACTTCCCCTTGACCATCGGCATGACATCGCCAATAAGTTCTTCTATCTCATCGTGAATAAAGCAGATTGGTCGCTTTTTCGGCATCCGTGACCTCTGAAAAACGTGCAATATGCCCCCCTGTTTTGCCCGATTTTTGCCCTGTGGTTGACGATCCTGGAGAAAGTGTATCTGAGTGCCCTAAATATAATACACGCCATTTTTTTGGGATTTTAGGGGGGCATCACAGATTCTTTCAAATCCCACTTTTGCGTCTTTTAAGGAGTAGTATTTCAACCTGTAAATCCACAGCGGGCAGTTGATTCCGTTGTCACACAAAACCGCTTCATTCCGTCTTTTCAGTTTTTTGTGGATTTCGGGGTTTTCTGTCTGTATGCGGTAGTAATTGCCACCCTCTCGCCAAAATACTGTTTTCATATTTATAACCTTAAACTTACATCACCCCACAAGATTTCCCTGTCAACAATGGGGATTAATGTTGCGGTGAAATGGTTGGAGTTTTCTCTGAACGTGACTAGCGACAACCCCTGTTGCCAATCGGCGGTTCCCTCTATGTATTCGGGGTTCAGGTCACAGAGGCAACCCGATTCAAGCCAAGTGTAAAACCCGCCACGTTTCCGCACATAATGCTGTCCGAGTCTGTGACTGTGACCCGATGCCCCCGACATACCCTCTTTGTCGAACTCCCCCTTTGCCGTGTAGGATGCGAATTTCCGCACCAGGTCGCCGTGTTTAAACAGGTAATGCTCATAGACGAAATGTGGCATAAACTCTATCTGGTGTTTTTCAAGTTCAAGAAGTGTGTCTATTTTCAGGGATCGCAGACACGCAAGGGCGGGTGCCTGCCGTGAAAGGTATTTCCGCAATCTGTCGAGGTGGTTGCTGTTTAACAGGATAATCCGTGATTTCGGGCATAGTTTCCGCAACTGTTTGAAGTATTGCGATACCCCGTCAATCTCGTCTTGCAAGTTGTCCTGTCTGGTCGGGTCTTTGTCGAATTTGCTGAGTTGGTAGAAGTCGTGTGCTTCGTGGATAATGATAATATCGGGTTTCGTGTAGGAGCAGAAGGCAAAGACAAGCTGTAGAGCTTCGGGGTCTTCAAACGGTACGTGCCAATCCGTCAGGCTGACAATTTTGAATCCTCTGACCTTGGTTCTTTTGACCTTAATGGTTCTTCCTCCTTCTCTTGATTACACACAGGGCAACCCAAATCCTTGCCGTCTGTGGTGTCGTAAAATCCGTGTTTACGTATTCGGCATCGGTTTTGGATGACTCTGTATTTCTCACATTTCGGGTTTGTGCAATGGCGTATATTGCCGTCTTTCTTTTTTACCGCCCCCTTCGGTGCTCTTGATGCGTGTTTCACAACACCGACTACATACAGCATGGTATCTTCGTGACAGTGCGGGCATTTAAGCATCTATGCTTCCCTTCCCGAATCGTTTTATGTGGTCTGGTTTGAATACTGTTTCCTGTAAAATGGCAATCAGTTCATGTACGTGTTTCCGTGCTTCCTTTTTCCGCTTTTTTGCTGCACAGTCCTCAATCGGGGCGAACATTCCTTCAAGCGTTTCGTGGAACGCACATTCACGGAGTTTGTAGTTGGTCGGTTTTTCCTCTCCCCAGTCGGTAGCAAGGGCAACGGCTGCGTTCTTCGCTTCATCGTCATAATACACGCACGACAAACAGGCAACATCGGTAAGACAAAACGTCCAAAACAGGTGTTTCAGTCCGAAATGCTCAATCCAGTACTCGCACTCTTTCTTGAATATCTTGAGATGCTTGTTGGTACAGGTGTATTCTCTGCTCATTCTTCTGCCGGTAATACAGTTGTTTGTTTTGTGTCTGACGGGTTTATCTCGTACTGAAGTGCTCCCGATGTGGCTACTTCCTTCCCTAGTCCAAAGACAGTTTTGAGGAAATCCGTAATCGAAAAAGGTTTGGTCGTGTCGTTTATGGTGCTTACGCCCGATACCGTACCGTTGTCAAACGTCATGTCAAAGCGGGTTCCGGTACCCTGAAACTGTACGGGTCTGTTCATGGAATCGTACTGTACATGAACCGTGAACTTCGGCGCACAAGATACAAAGACCGCCAGTAATACACATATGGTGAGGGTTTTATACATGGTTGCTCCTGTAGGTAAGAAATTTACGGGGTGACAACGCTCTGAATGAACATCTCGGTGTCCATCATTATAATGTGTGTGCTGCCCAGTCGTCTTGCCCAGTCGTCACCGTCCATATCGGTCATAGAGCCGTTACTCCACATAACGTTGTCAAGGTCACGGTACACGAAATGCCACTTGGTCTTATAATTTTGCATCTGCCCATTTCGTAACTGCACGAAATCGTAGATGTCACCACCACGGATTATCTCGTAAAGCAGCAGACAGAAGTCTTCGCAGTCCCCGTACCCCTCGATTATCATCACCCACGGGGGTTTGGCGTGGTCAACTTTTTCCGAACGGTACTTGATACCCCCCAGGGCGTTTTCAAGAGCCTTTGCCCCGTGATTAATATATGTCTGTCGTAGGATTGCGAGTTTTTCAAGGGCTTCTTGTTTGCGGGACTGATATTTAATGCCGTAGTACATCTCGTAGGCACTGGTGATGTTTCGCCATGCCTGAAAAATAGCGGCAAGGGCAAGCTCGTTTGGGTCAAGCAGGTTTATGTTGTCTCGCATATTTATCCTTTACTTTTAAGCGGGTTTGGGTTGAAATTACCTTTGCTTTTGCACAATAATTTGCGTTAACTCCCCACCCAACCATTCGGGCAAATCACCGGGGCGTGGTGTCTTCTTGCGGGGTCTGACATATCCGCAAAGTATCATCTCGTCAAAGACAAATTCAGAGCAGATGTAGTTTGACGCATCGTGGTTGATGCGACCGAGCATGTTGAGGAAAAGACCCTTGTAGTCATATCCTTTTGTGATGGAGCATTTGTGAAGGGCATCGGCAAGGATTATGGTTCTCTGTGCGTGGGAAAGCGGAACAGACAAATGAAAGACATTGCCTTTATATCCCCTGCTTCGTTCAGAAAGTGCCGTGAGTTTCAGACCGTGTGTCAGGGCTTCTATGAGGTACACCCTTTCGGCAAGTGCCTTGTCGTGGAACCGCACTACCAACGAGGCGTGACTGTATTTCGACCACAGCCTGATTGCCCTGCTGATAATGCCACTTCCCTGCCACAAAATGCAGTCACCCGTCTGAATGGTGGGGCGTAGTTCATTGTACGTTTTTTTGGTCACTTATCTTCAACCTGTACGTGTTTCGTATCTTGTCGATTTCGCCGGGGTAGCGTTCGTGGATGGTGATTTCAAGGTCAACGTCTAGGTATTGCGTGTCTTCACAGTTCTTCTCTGCCAACCTGTCAAGCTCGTTAAGCGTAGCGTCATAGGCTTTTTGTGCAAGTCTGCCTGTCAATTCGGGGAGTCTGTCAAAAATACTCATTTTTCTATCTTGTCTATCTCTCGCTGGCAGTCGAGTTTAACGTCTTTCATAGCGGCAAGGATTTCACGTTTCATGTTTTGTATTTCCGCCTTGAACTGCCTTACATCTTCTCGGTATTCTTTTTGGTCAACCTTGCTGATTTCTTGAGCCGCTATTGCCTCGTCCTGCGACCTGTTCCACGACACCATATAGAGAAGCACCGTGAAAATAACCGCTATTATCGCCGCAGTACCACCGATTTTTCTCCACCCGTTGCCGTTCGTCCCGTTTGCCATTTTTATCCCCTTCCCGGTTGAACGTGCAGGTGGTCGCCTTCGTCAAGACACGTTAACCCTAATCTCGTACACCAGTTTTGAGCGTTTACCTTGTCCTCCTCGGTGTCCCACACAAGGTCAACCGCCATGCCGATTTGATGGAGTGAAAGCGGAACACCCCCGACTTTCTCGTTGCGTTTCTTGCTGCGAATCCAAGACGTGACACTTACATTACAGTGAATAGCGATACAGCTTATACATTGTAAAAATTCAGTCTGTTTCATTTTTTAATTCCCCTAACCATTCTTCCAAATCTTCCCACGTTGCCCTCAACTGCCCACGGGAATAGTCGCTTATCCCCTTCTTGTGGCAACGGTTGCAGTAATACATCTGCTTCAGGATGATATTTCTGATTTTGTGCTCAATCATGTTTAATTCATCTGATGTCATATGTGTGCATCATAAAGCCGTGTGTACGGCGTGTTACCATCGTTTATCTTTACCACCCCATCGGTGCAGAGACAGAAGCAAAACTCATGCGCCCATCCTGGTGCCATTCCCCGAATCGTGCAAACAGCGCAACCTGGAACCGCTGCTTCCAATTTGCTCCTGTACCACCTTGTACTTCGGTTGCAGTCGAAAACGGACTGAGCGTTGTATTTCGGGAGTTGTGGCGGGGGGCAGTTTGCCTTGATCTCTGCCAACTTCCACTCGACTTCCGCTTGCGGATAGGTAAGGTAAAACGTATCTGCCCTGCCCATTGCCCATTCCACACCCTCACTCCACTGAGAAAACACGTACCATTCGCACCAGTATTTTGCCTCTGCCGATGTGATTGACTGAGCGTTGTCATACGTCAGCGGTACGGGTTCAAGAAGGACTCGGCCCTTGTGGAATAATGCTTTCCAAAGGTTCATTTTTCAACCACCTTTGGCGTACATTCACAGTTTTCAAGTGCTCCAACTCTGCCTATCAGATCATTTATCTGCTGTTGCTGAGTTAGGTTCTGATTGAGTAGGGCTGTTTTGTCGGCTTGAAGTTGATCAACTTTGTCTGATAACTGTTGAACAGCTTTAAAAAGGACTGGAACAAGTTCTGCCTTCGCTATACCATAGTATGTTTCATTATCATTATTGACTGTTTCGAACATTCGTTTAGGGATAAATGTTGATATTGCTTTGGGGTAAAATTCCAAAACATCTTGTGCCACAAACCCTGTGCGATTATCTGTACCGGCTTCTGTATAATCGGACACTTTTATTTTCTTAACTAAATCAAGCCCATCAATCCCTGTATCTCGGATGTTATCTTTTAACCTTTCATCCGATGAATCAACAAGTTGAAAAGTACCACCATTATTTTCGATGTATCCCACAGAGTTTCCATCACCATCAAATGCATAAAAATACAATGTTTGACCACTTCCATTATCAGCCCCCGCTTGTACCTCAATGCCGTAACGATTAGCATTGTTGCCATCATTAAAAAACCTACCAACATAATCAGATTCAGCGTTGTCAACTACATCTAGTGCATTTCCTGGACTCGCAGTACCTATGCCTACGTTGCCAGTATCGCCTTCAACAACAAGTTTACTAGTATCCACCGTGAAATCATCCCCGGCATCACTCCCCAAATCAACATTCACACTCGTGTCAGCGTCACTCGCAATCGTGGCAAGGGAAATCTTTCGCACATCTACAATATCCTTGTCGTTTATGTCTATGCCATCGTTGAAGGTCTGTGTGACGGTGAAGGCATTAGCCACATCGTTCTTTGTGGTGTCGGCATCGTAGGCTTGAACCGTTACACCAAGATCGGCATTTTCCAGCACCATTGAGGTGGTGGCACTTATCATGTCAAGGTTGTCTGTGCTAACATCTGAAGCACCAAGAACCTTGCCCGTGCTGTCAATGTATGCCACGGTGTTGGTGTTTGCACCGGTTAGGGTGACGCCTACGTGGGTGGGTGAATCCGTGGTTGCCATTCCCTGATCTTGCCCGTCAAGATGTGCAAGTTCTGCTGAAGAAACCGCCGTTCCTGTTATCTTGCCGGTAGCATCTGTAATGAGGGCAGAACCCTTTGTGAGATATGTCATGCTCGGCTGTACCTGAAACGTCCATGCCCCCGTTACCGATTCATCTTGTGACAGGTTCCCGTACTGTGTGTGGTCATCATCGGTCAATCCGTCAAGCGCACCGTGATCCGTCTTGCCGACAGGTTTCACCCGCACAGCATCGGCAGTTGACACCATGAAAAGCAGGATTAGAAATGCGTATAATATCTTTTTCATGTTTTCCCCCTTACTGCACCGCATGGATTATCATTTCAAGCAGCATTACGCCGGTGTTGGTGTTCGTGTCGTCATTCTTAATCTTCACACCAATATCGTCTGTTGTGCTGTTGTCACGGTTCATGTAAATCAGGTTCAGGTCGTTGTCAGACATGGAACGGTTAATGCCGTCATAGTCATATATCTCGTACACACTGCCCTCGTAACTGCCCGATGTTTTGGTATAGATGCTCAAATCATAATCATCGGAATATGAAGACGTGGGACAGGCAATGGAGATGTAGTCAATCATGCCCTTCTGAAACGGCAAATCAATTGTCTGTAAATCACCCGTTGTGTTTGACTGAACAGAGGGGATGTAGGTCTGAATAACGTACACCTTGTCAAGCACCCTTAGTATGTCTGTGTCTGCCGGTGTTAACGTTCCCCCGAAACACACGCCGCACATGAACAGAAAAACCGTTATGCTGATTAGTAACTTCTTCATTTATCTTCCTCCCTTTGCTTAAAATAAAAAGACCACGCCTATTGAAAGACGTGGCCTTAATGCGTGGTCTAGCTAAATTATATTTAATTTTGTGTTATGCTATGTTGCCGAGTAATGTATTGCCCCTGTATCCGTATCGTGGTCGTTTGGGTCTGGCACGGGGTCTGACACGACCACGGGACTTTTTCTTCTTCTTTTGAGATTCCTTTAGAAGTTCATAAAAAGATTCCTTTTCACCACCCTTAATCTTTTCAAATGAAACACTAGCGGCATCATCTTTGCTTTTTATGTATTGCTCTGCCAGGTCAAAGGCGTGTTTCATTTCTTCTTCACTAAGTTTGTTTTCAACTTGTTTTTTTAGGTTCTCAACCCTTGTCTTAAATTCACTTGAAAGCTCGATATATCTATCTAAATCCTTTGGTGAACTTGCCCGTAACGATTTGGTGAAATCAGACTTTAGAGATTGAAGTTTATATATCACCCTTCTTTCAACGGGGTTTCTCTGATACATAAAGACAAAAGGCCATATGGCAAAATCCCATATCTTATCAGAATTTTTATAAAGAGCCTTTGCCGCTTCCTTTTGTGTCGTTTCCGGTTCGTCAACAAGAGGTTTGGTTATCTTGACTATTTCGCCAAAAGCATAACGGGAGAAGTCCAACAACTGTATTGGCAATGGGTTAAACGGGTTTGTGATCTGCCCCCCGCCCGTTCTTTCGTTCTTGGCTATATTGATAGCAATTTTATAGACAGGGTGCATTAAATAAGATAAACCCTTAAACTCCTGTTCCCCGATTGACATATCATCCCGCTTTTTAAGAAACCAGTAGTAGTATTTCAGGGGAAGGTTCGCCGGGTGTGAGAAGGTAACAACAACTTCCTTTTCCCCATCGTCTGTCTGCACTCGCTTTACATACTTTCTGCCCCACTGGTCATCATCCCATCCGTTCATTTTCATTAACAGGTCAACACCTATATTAATCCCGGCAGTTGTCAGTAGAGCACCGGCATAGGCAAGGTGTTTTCTATCAACGTTAGTCATTCTGCCGGTAAACGCTTTGCCTAATGTTTTGGGCAGTTTGAAAGCACTTTCAAGCATTTTCCCGTAAAACTTGCCCATACAAATTTGAAATGTGGGGGTGAAAAACAGTTTATTGAGAATCTTTCTCGTTTTGGGTGGAACACTTGCATAGTCTGCGTGTGCCTGTGCCGCTACTTGTGCTGCATCCCTTGCGCTATACCCCTTGTCTCTGAGATATTCGTATGTTGTAAACCTAACATATTTATCTCCCTCCCACGCAAAATGCCATGACAGGTTGTAGACGTCTTTTATAAGATTTGTCGGGTTGTACCATTTCCCCACATGGTTCTTTATAACACCAACAAGATTTTTGCTTTCCTTAACGTCTGCCAACTGGTTTTTGAAATGGTTTAACGGGTTGTCGTACGGGGTTGAAAGCAGTCCGTTTTCAATCGCTTCATAATATCTCTTGCCCCGCTGATTTACGGTCTTTATGCCACGGTAAATATCTTTTCCCACCTTGTATGGGTTGAGCGTTCTCAATCCCCTTATCATCACACCCTGAACAACGTCATACATGGGCATAATAACGGGGTTGTAAAACTGAAACATCTTTGCCGTGCTCATAAACACACCAATAACGTTTTCTTCACCCTTGAGCATTGACATATAATCTTGCAGGTATTTGTATGCTACCGGCTGTATGCGGTATTTTCTAAGTGTTGGAAATTCATCACCGGCCTCCACCCAGTCGGGGTGTGTCGGGTTTTCTTTTATTTTCTCAACCAACCCGTCTTTTATCATGGCATCTTTAATGTCTTTAAATGCCTTCTGTCTGAACACGTACCGGGTTACATACCCAACAGAGTCAATTATATTGAACCGTTGTTCTGCTTCTTCAAGCGTTTTACCGGTTGCTTTTGATATGGTTTCAACAAGGTCGTAGGGGTCAATGGTTTCACGTCCTTTAATTTGACTAAAACCACCCTGTAAAAGAACCTGTTTGTATGCTTTCGGGTCTGTTCTTTTTAACTCATCAAAGATTGCGCCAAGCGGGATATGTGCATATTCAAGTTGCCTTAACCGTACAATATCGCCCTTGAGTTTTGATATTTGACTATAGAGTTTATTCTTATCAACTGTTAAGAGTTTTTCATCACGCAGTCTTTCCTTGTGTTGCTCTATGGTCTGTTCAATTCGTCTGATGTGGCTCCAGGGCCAGAGGTTTTCAAGTACCTCCCATTCCTTTAGGAGTGCTCCCATTTGGTCAAAATATGCCCGTATCGGTTTTGCCTGCTCCTGTAATTGGTCGAATTTGCCGGGGTGTTTCTTTTTAAACTTCTGTGAATTTGAAGCCACAAAGAGAAGTGCTATCTGATCATCTTTCGGCAGTTTTGAATATTCTTTAACAGCGTCTAATGCCCGTTCATCGGCAAGCTGCTTCTTGCTTACCATCGTTTTAAGGGTAAACCCCGTATCTTCGGCATCAAGTTTCCTAAACGGTGCTTCAACACTGAATGTTGCCTTTAGTCTGTCAAGCAGGGTTTCTTCATCGGGTATTATCCTGTTTAGGGTTTCCCGTACTTCTTCTTTTGGTGTTGAATCGTCTTTTAATTGTTGTATGAGCTTCTTTCTTGCCCCTTCAATGGTATCGTCCTTTACACCAAGACTCTCAACCTTTCCACGTTTTTTATCTATTCTTACAGCCTTAAATCTTGCTTTCTGGTATGGACTGCCACCCTTGTCAGGTATAAACCTGACATTTTCCATATTTCTCATTTCCCGGTATGCCTCCACCGCCTTATTAGCGTTTGCCGTGGCAAGACCAACGTTGTCTTTGTACTGTGCCTTCCTGAGAAGGTGGTTTTTCATGTGCTCTTTAAATTCAACGCCCTTCTTCACCGCTTCTGCTTCAAGTTTTGCCATGAGTTCGAGGAAGGCGTTGTTTTGTGGTGAGTCAACCGCTTCTTTCGTGCTGAAACTCGTACCCCCCTCATACGTGACAATCGCATCTTCAACAGGTATGTTTTCGCTTGAGTAGGGTGGTGTCTTTGCCCGTTCTTCTGCGGTCATGTCTGCACGGGCGGCGGTGTCACGGGCCTCTATTTCACCGGCAAGACGGCGGTAATAAGAATAGGGGTCCATAATATCAGGGTCATTTTCAAGGTCTTTTACAGTCTGGACAAGAGCATCATATTGCCTTTGCATTTCTTCGTATTCTTTTTGTGTTTCGGCATTGTTTATTCTTTTTCTTGCCTCTCTTAGACCGTTTCTCTTTATGTCTTTAAGTGTTTTTTGTTTTACAAGGTCTTTAAAATATATCTTCGGATTAGGACTCCCACCCCTTGCGAACCCCTCTCTCTCCTGTATGGCGTGTTGGATTTCGTGGAGAAGAATTGTACGCAATTCATCATAGTTTTTTGCTACAACCTTTATGGTTTTACCGTTATATTCGCCGCCACGTTCTTTGCCGAAAAACTTATCAATCTCATCACGTATTTTTATACCAACCGGGATTTCTGCTGCTTCGGGATATTGTTTATATAATTCTGGATGGTTTAAAATATGTTTCAGTTTTACTCCGGTTTTGCTTGAATCAAGGATTACTTCGCCCGATTTATCAAGATATTCTTTTGCTTCATCTGCTATCTTCGCCTTACTATCATCAATCTCAAACCGTTCCTTCTTGTCATACTTGCCTTCAAATACCTTCCCGCCCTTCTTTGCTTCTTCAAACGTGGTTGCCTTGCCACCCACAAGCATACCGTGTTCGTTGGAAATGGCGTTCTTGGCAGACAGGTACAACTGACGTGCGATTCTGCGTACCCTCTCCCACGCCTTGCCGAGTGCTTCGTGCATTGCCTTGTACCACTCGCTGTACTTTGTCTTGCCGGACTCGTACACATGCCGAGCGAGGGTGTTGAGGTCGTCACCTAGTTCTTCCAACGTCTTCTGAAGGGGTGCTCCTTCAACGTCCATTGAAAGACCGATGTGGGGTCGCTCTTTGTAGTAATTGTCTATATCGTTAAGTATTTTACGGGGTGATGTTCCAATATCATATTGGTGCGATTCTGTGTTTGCAGCATACATATAATCGTCTTTTTCTTTTTGTATCCCACTTGAAAGGTCTAAATAAACCTCACCATTTAAAGACGATATAAGTTGTTGCAGTACCCTTCTCTGTGCTTGGTTTGGGGCGTTTAAAAGATGGATAGACCCACTATTACCGTCAATCCTTATATTCCCAAGTTGCATAAACTCATACATGTGCAGATCGGTTGGGGATGATACCTCCCTGTGGTCAAGACTTCTTCTTGATGTGCCACTACCCTGATTTTTCCCCGAAAGGTCAAGCATGGTGCCACGGGGTGTTATATATCCGGCAGATTCAAACGACTTTGTTAAACCAAAATATCTTGCTGCTTTCCGCTGTATAGAATCAACTTGTCTTTGAGTATCACTTTTTTGATGTTCACCAAGTTCAAGAACCTCTTTAAGCGTTTCTCCGTGTTCATCTCCCCAACCATTTTTGCGATGGTCATTGGTTTCCTTAAAAAACTTTTCCCACCTAAAACCAGAATCTTCACCACCAAAACCCTTCCGCTTCATGCGTGTGGCGATTTTCTTCCACTCCCGTTTTGTAATTCCACCTATGTCTGTTATAACAACATTGCCAGCATCGTTTATGTGTGCTTTTTCAGGTTTACTGCTAGGCGGTTCAATCCTCTTACCTTGCTCGTCAACGTACTTTATCGTCAGACCGCCCTTGTCTTTGGAGTAGTCAATAACAGCGTCTTTCAGCTTGTCAAAGTTGGAGGCGATGCGGGAGGTGGTGGCGGGGATGTTGGGTGTTGCTTTTACTTGTAACTCATCAAATATTGGTTTTTGGCCAGTTTTCCGTTCTATCAAGTCTGCCGCTGCATCAAGGTCGCTTGATATGTCATCTTGATATTTTTTAACCCTTCTTGTGATTGCCGCATTACTTGACGCTTCTCTGATAACAACACCGTCAAGCCTTTTTTGTTCTTCCGCAACAATGCCCTTGGTTATTTCAGCAAGTTTATCATATAACTGCTTTGCGTTTTTGTCTGTTATTGCCGTTTCATAACGACCGTATCCAACATGCATCCTTTTAGAGTAGGCGTTCCAAAGCTGTTTCCTTGCACTTATTACTTGTGTAAGCAGATTACGGTTAATGTCCCATATCTGTTCTTTGGCAATGCGTTCGCCACTCTTGCCCTCTGCAAAATGTGTAACACACTCACTACCAACAGCCATTGTCCATTTTTTGTTGTCATTCTGTAACCAATAGTATTTCTTAATGCGATGACCACATAGTTGGCACGTTTCTTCGCCTTGGAACAACGATGGTGCGTTTTTGTATCCACTCGGAAAATCAAAACTTGGCATCATGGTCATACCACCACCGTCTGTTTCAACAGCTGTTTCACCGCTAACGGGTATAGCTGACCATTCGCTAATATCCGTTCCCATGTGTTTCATGTTTTCGGATACAGCTTTATCGTAGGACATTCCTATGGGTTTTTCTTTGGTATCAATAGACAACTGTTCTTTCGGTACGGGTTTCTCAAACTCAAAATCTTCCCCGCCCGTTATGCCTTCTTCCGGCATTTCAGACTGAACAGTTAGGAGGTCTTGCTGTGTGGGTTTCTTCTTTTGCTTCTTAGCTGATTGCTGCTTTAGGGTAAGGGGTTCTCCTTGGGATTCTTTTTCTATTGCTTCAGCTTCACGTTTCCATTTTGTTTCATCAGAACGAAATTCGTCTAATTCTTCGGCCTGGTCGTTGAGCCAATCTCCGAGTTCGTTGACTGTTTCTGAGACTTCTTCTTCGGTAAGAATCCCATTTGCCACGCTTTCTGCATTAACTTCGCTCTGTACAGATTTTTCATGTGTTCTCGCAGTTTCGTCAACTGCTGTGGCGTTAATTTGTCCTTCATTTATTAACTCCTGCTTGACATAATATTCATATTCCTGCTCTTGAATATCGGCTTCTAAATTATACCCATAAGTATCTTGATTGTCAATAGAAAAAACACCCTCTTTACCTTCTATTGACTCACGCATTTTCTCCATAAAGTCGTTTAGACTAGCAGACTCAGGTAGATACCCCGCCTCAACAAGAGCTTCACGCATATAATCAAGACTCATTCCCTTACCGTCTTTTCGCAAAACCCTTGTATATCCAATCTGTGTGTTTTTTTGCTTGTCTTTGGCTAAGTCCGATATGGTCGGCCCCCACTTCCCGTGAACTTGGTCATAATCAAGACCACCCCTTTTGGCTATCCATGTGAGCATTTCATCTTTTGTGCTGTCTGGCTTGCGGCGTTCCTTTGCCCGTTTCTGCGCCTCTAAACTGCGTAATGCTTTTTGCTCTGCGACATCCTCTGTTACTTGCTCCCCTTGCTTATCAATTAACCTGTGTGCTTCCTCTATCGCTTTTTGTTTTGCACCCTTACCTTTAAAATAACTAGTTTCAATGCGGTTTTCACCATAGTTGAAAGCACGGATTCCCCGTTTTGTTTGCTGTGTAAAAAAGGCAACACCCTTGTATGGTTCTACCTCTTTCATCCCAACATTTCTTGCTACGCCAATCTCACCACTTTTGCCAACACTTACGCCAGTTACCTTCCTTACACCCTCCCGGTCAAGGGGTTTGGCTGGCACCGCCCCTTCAGACGGTGCCTCGACTCCTTGTAAGCTTGGTACCTGAGCCGTTTGAGCCGTTTGTGACCCATTAGTCATCTCCGCAGGCTTCACTTCGGGGGCGGGGGCGGGTTTGGGGGCGGGTTCAGTACCACTAGCACGTTGTACCGATTCTAAATATTCTTCCCTTGCACTTTCGTAATCGGGAAATTCTTTTATTCCAACAACTTCGTTTGAGTCTGCGTCAAATATCCTTATAACGCTACTTGTGTCTTTACGATTACCAGAAGCATAAAGTTCATAATCAACACCATCTATCCTTTGTGCATCAACGACAACACGCTTTTTCCCCATTACTTTTTGTTCGCTACCAACTCTTTTCTTTTCACCCCCCACCGGCTTTTCAACGGGTGCTGAAACTTCGGGGGCGGGGGCGGGTTTGGGGGCGGGGGAAAGGTCATCCCTTGCTTTCTTATAATATCCAAGGGCGTTTTCAATGTCTTTTTGTTTAAGCGGGTCTTTCTCTTTGGCAAGATTATCTTCTTCTTCACGAATAAGCCTGTTGATGCGTGTTAATTCATCCTCTTTTTTTTCTGTTTTCTGCTCACCACCGAAAAAGGATTCAATCTCGTTCAGCTTTTCTTCTTCCGTCTGCTCCCCCACCGGCTTTTCAACGGGTGCTGAAACTTCCGCTTTGGGTGATGCTTCGGGGGCAACACCCCCCTCTCCAACGGGAGTAGCGGCACGGGGAGGCTCAATTTCCAGTTCTTTAGGGGTCGCTATGTCTGGCCGGTCTTTCTGTAATTCTGGCCTTTTCAGCTTTTCGGGTATGCCCTCTATGACCAATCTCTGCGTGTCTTCGTCAACTCCCGCTTCCTGCATGGCAACTTTCAGCTTTTCAACGCTTCTCTCAGGGGGCGTGTAGTCTTTGGATTGCGGGACTTTCCCCACATCTTCGGGTCTGATAGTCTTGGGTGCTTCTTTCTCCGCTTCTAAAATGGTGGAAACAATGTCGTCTTCAACGCCGTAGTCGGGCTTGTCAAGGTCGGCGGCTTCCTTTTCGATGATGTCACGGTTGATTTCGTCAGGGGTTTTGGCACGAACATTCTGTACAAGGTTTTGAAAATATGGGGAGTCTGTACCATATCGCCTACCAACCTCTCTTGCTATTTGCCCTTCAGTCATACCTTGATTGCGGAAACCTTCAGCAACCTGTTCAACGTCTTGCCTTACAAGACCCTTTTCTCTTACAGATAAGCGATACCACCAATCGGGGGGTTGCATATCTTTTATGTCTTTGCCCTTACCACCCATAAGACCAAAGATACCGAGAACAGCAGCACCCTTGGCAATTTCACGGGCATCACCACCAGAAACAGCGGCATCTACACCACCAACCGCAGCAAGACCAGGGATTCGTATAGGAAGGTTGAACTTGTTGGCAACGTGAAGAAGTTTCCCCAAAATAGTACGGTGTGCGATTGCCTTCGCCGTATCAGCAACACCACCACCCTCGCTCATTGCCTTTAACCCCGCATACATGGGGCCAGCACCAAACTCTATAACACCAGTTGGAGCACCACCAACAACAGCACCGACAATTTCCGTATCAAGTGCCCCCTTGTTCTTTATCATGCCCTCTATTGCTTCTGCATTATCGTTGTAATACTGCTCAACACGGTCAACAAGGTTCTTGGTCGGTTCCTCAAGCGGGTGTCCACTCCCCTCCATTGCCCTGTGTGCAAGTTTGGGGAAAGTGTTTGCAACACTACCCATACCCCTGTTGAGTTCGGCAACGCTTTGTAATCCATAATCCTTTGCCTTGTCAACCACCGCTTCGGCAACGGGTTTGCTTGCCTGTGCCTGGTCTATATATGACTGCCCCCATCGTGAGTACCAAGAGGGTTCTTGTGGTTCGCCGTTTGAAATCTGTCGCCATGTGTCATATGACTCTAATACCTTTTTCATTTCCTCAAAGGGGAGGTTGTTTTCAATAGACCAATCAATAGCATCGGCAACGGGGGAACCTTGCCACATATTTTTTAGATGTTGTAAGCGTTTACTTTTAGGTATCTTGGCATATCTATAATAGTCATCCTTTGCATGTTCGGCGTTTTCCCATCTTCCACCTTGAGCATCCTTCTCAAGTTGAAGCATATATTGTTCGCCATCATTTGTGACAAACAAGTGCCTTTGGTATGGGGTGCCTCCGGTTTGGGAGGGGTGGTTAAAATCAAACCTCCCCGGTTTGCCACGGACAACAACCTCGGGACTATAGCCACCCTGTAGACGTGGGGTGACTAATTCTGATTCGGCAGACGCAACTTGACTGTCGTCTACAGGGTGCTCCTGTGACATTCTGAACTTGTCAAAAGCATCTGGTTCTTGGGTTTGGTAAAACCTGTCAAATGCATCTGGTTCAGATTCTTGCTGAGATAATTCAAATTTCTCAAAAGCGTCCATATTACCTGCGCTGTTTTAATTGTTTGTATATTTGCTGAACCTGCTTCATAAGAGCGGGGTTTTTGCTGAGTTGTGCAATTATGGCGTTGGTATCCCCACCCGCCTTCTCAACGGCAATTATCTGCTGTGCCATTTCCTCTGGCTTTTTCAGTGCCGTCTGGTCAATGCCTGCCGGTCTTTGCTGTGCCATTTGGTTTTGCACGGGTGCTGTCGTGGTTGTGGTAGTTGTACCCTTCTGTATCGGGTCAATCATCCTTTTCCCGGTGGGGGGTATTGCCCTGTTTTGTGGCGGTTGCCCTCCACCTAAAAGGGTTCTCCCTGCCGTCTTCACGCTGTTTATCGGATGTGCAAGCATCTGCCCTGCCGTGCCTAGTATACTGCTCCCAACCCCAGGGGGTGTCTTTGCTGCGGGTACTGGTGTTTTTTGGGGTGCGCCCGGTCGTGGCGGTTTCTTAATCGGCAGGTCTGCCGGGGTAATAACAACCCCTTTGCTCTTACCGTACTCTATAAGCTGTTGCGCCTGCTGTGGGGTGTATCCTCCCTTTGGGGGTTCCCCTGCGTATTCCGTTTCAATACCTTTTATAGCATTGAAATGCCCGATTATTGCTTGTATTTCTTTTATGGATGCGGGTTTGGGGTTGTCCTTCTTCTCCGGTTTCAGACTTGCCTTGTAATCTTCCTTCTCTTTGAAGGTTTTTAAATCCCTTTCCTCTTTGGCAAGTTCACCCTGCTCGTCTGTGTACCCCTCCATCTTGCCGAGTTGTGTGCTGAGATAGGTGTTCAGACTTGTAATAGCTGAAAGGTCGTCAAGGTTCGGGTTCTGCTTCTTCATTCCACCGATAAGTGTTTCAATCGCACCCGTGTAGTCAAGACCAGTTGAACCTGTGAGTGCTTCCTTCAAGTCGGGATGAATGTTCAAACCCGCCTTCTCAAGCGATTCGGGGGATATTGACATGAACTTGGAAATGTTCTCAGACAGTTGGCTTTTTGCCTTGGCAATGGCTTCCTGTCGCTTGTTGTTGGCGGTCAGGCGGTTTTGCGATGCCTTGTCTATCATGTTCATTCTCTGCTTCTGTATGGCGGCTTTATCCTCCATACCTTGCAGGTCTTTCCAACCCTGTATCTTCTGCCTTTCCCGTTCCGCTTTTGCCTTTTCCTCTTGGTCGAGAAGGCGGCTCCGACTGAAATGGTCGCCAGCCCCCTTGAGAAAACCACCTAATATCTTTCTTCCACTTCCCATTTATTTATCCCCCAAACATTGCACCACCGATGGTGCTTGCCAACCAACTTGTGCCACCTGTAATCATGTCGATAATACCGGCAAAGGTCTGTGCGTCCATCTGCGTTTCCCATTGCTCCATCGTGTCATCCCATTTTTCCTGATCCCATCCCATCTGCTGTTTGAACATCTCAAACTGCTGTGTCAGTCCCATTTCCTCAAGTGCGGCATCAAGGGAAACCTCACCGGCCTTTATCGCAAGTGCCTTGTCGTTCAGTTCCGTGTTCGCTTGCTCGTTGCTCATGTTCCTGTCGCCGATGATGTAGTCAAGCACATTCTGATTCGCCGCAACGCTCGTTTCGTCTGCTCCCTGTGCAAGTGCCACGCCGGTCTGCCCTGCGTCTATCCTCTGCCCCTGCTGTGTGTTGTAGAAGTCTGAAGCCTGTTCGGTCTGAGACTTGGCAAGGTCTGCCAGAAGTCCCTGCTTATTGGCAAGCGTTTGACCAACTGCACCACTTACATCTCTACTGAAATTCGTGCCGCCAAGACCACGGGAGTTTGAATATTCCATCTTTAAATCCCGCATCATTTCGTCCATTTCCCTGTCCATCAACTCGCTTTGGGCGTTGTAGTAGTTGGCATTTGGGCCGGTCAACTCACCGCTTACCGCCTGATTATACATATCATTAAGTCCGGTTCCGAGTGGTGTTTCTTCTGTGAGCACATCCACAACATCACCCATTGTGCCGATATTACCATCTGTTACCCCTTCGGAATCGCCTGATTCGGTAAGGTTGGTGACAGAACTGTATTCTGCCGGTTGCAGGGCATCGTCTGCTTCAGAACCAGTAAATACCGTACCCCCTCCCGGTGTGGTAGCTGTTTCGCCGGGAGAACCACCTTCTGTCGTTTGGGTGTTACCGTCTGTGTTAACGGTGCCGTCTGCGTTTGTCGTTTCCCCCTCGCCGTTCATAATATCGGTCATTATGTTGTGAATATCGGTCTGCGTTTCGTCAATAGCACCCCCGGGGGTGGTCACATCATAGGTATTGCCCTCTTGACCGGGGGGCGGGTTTTCGGTTGGCAACATATTGTCTTCTGCACCTGTCCCTGTTCCCGTACCTGTCCCTGTCCCTGTATCGCTAGTCTGACCATATGCCTCGGCAGCGTCATAATCCCAAAACGGGTCTTTGCCACGCATGAAAGCAGCATAATCCTCTCCGTGTTGCAAGGCACCGCCACCAAGTTCATTCAATCCTTCAAAGAAATTACCAATCCCTTGCCCGACACCACCAAGAAAACCATACTGGTCTATTGCGTTCTGATAATTATCTCTCGCCTGCTGTTCCCACGTATTCCACGCATCTTCACCAACCGCCCCCGCTTCTGTGTAGAACCTGCCCATATTATCAAGGTTCTGGTCAAAGTTCGCCTGCGTAGCATCTTGGTCGCCCCATACAAACCAGTCCTGATTAAAACCGGCGTTAGGGTCGGCATAACCATAATCGTTTGTATATTGGTCTTGCGTTCCCACACCACCGTTAAGTTGTTCCTGGTCTTGCAACATTTGATCGGAAACACTATTAGGGGTATATCCCTTGTCTGCAACACGGTCTTGTGCGCCGGGAGTAACCTGCTGTACACCCTGCCCGTAATTACCAACCGCAACACCACCACCTGCGCCGGGGGAAGTAACTATCTGATCAAAACCCCCACCACCTGTCGGGCCACCATATGGGGATGCACCACCTCCACCTGTCGGCATTGCCTGTTGTTCACCGGGTTGCGGGTTCATGCCACCACCGGGTTGCTGTGGAGGGTTCGGTGTGCCGGGAGGGAAAACTGGTTTTGCCTGCGTGGCCTGTCCACCCGGTTGTGAAGTTACCCCGCCAGGTTGCTGTGGGGGACGTGCCATGTCGGGAAATGCCGGTTTGGGGATTTGCATCTCTCCACTCATAATTTGACCCATTACCTGTTTGCCCTGTTCGCTGTTTGGGTCAATACCCTGCTGTTGTAAATATTTTGTTGCTTCAAGCACTCTAGGGTCTACAAGACTCATGTTTCTGCCCCCCCACTGTCAAGAAGTCCACGCCTGTTCAAAAACCTCTCCCCCGCTTTCAGGGCGTAAGGCATAAGCATTAACCCAACCAACCCACTCAACCAACTTTGCTTGAGTGCCGTTGCGTTCTGGTTCATCTCAACCTGCGCTTGTGAAGGGGTGGGAACAACGGCGTGCATGAATTCTTCCCATTCGGGTTCCTTGCCTTTAAGCCCCTGGTCAACGAGATAGGCAACGCCACCGCCGACTGGCCCGAAATAGGCGTTTGCCGACATTTCATCGGGAACGGCACTTCCTGTTTTGGTCATGCGCTGATATTTCAGTTCTTCTTCTGCAAGTTTCCTCTGCGCCCGTTCCCCTTCGCTTTCATCGTCCATCAAAGAAGCACCAATCCCGGCAACCCCGCTTGCAACACTTCCAATAGGGTCGCCACCCATGAAAGACGCTATCATCTGGTCGGATATACCGGGTTTGCTGCTGCTCTGAACGGGTTGCCCGTTTCTCGTCCACGGGTCTGTATAACCCCATCGTGCCATCGTACCTACCCCCTTATCTGTATGTATGCGGTTTGTAAAGCATACTTAACTTGTAAATAGTGAATGGTTTTGTGGAGTTCTCCCGCACCATTACGGCAGAGTATTTTCCACGTTCATCTATATCAATCTCGCCTGTTCCATCAGCGGCAAGCGTTATTTCCCCTTGATATTTCCAATCGGCCCCGGCGTCAGGTGCGTCACAGAAACAGGTGTATATCTTGTACGGACCGGGGTTTTGCGTGTAATTTGCCTGCATTAAAACCTTGAATCCCCTGTCGTGCCGGGTCGGGTCGCCCATAGGGTCAAGGCGGGTCTGAACAATGCTTTCAATCGGGTCATCGTCATCGTCTGCAAAATGGTTCTGTATGATGAGTTTTGACGTGCCGAGTTTGAGTATCGGGTCTGAAATTATATCTTCTTCGGCAACACTTAAAGCCTTGTGCTTGTTCGGAACGCCAACCCAAGACTGCGCCGCCGTTCCCGGCACCCTTGTGTTGCCGAGAATCTTCACCGTGTCCGAAAACTGGTGCATTTCCCATGCTCCTGTTGTCGGGATGTATTTAAAAAGATATTCCCCTGTCGTAAAATATATATGCCCGTTGTATATGTTCTCTGCCGTGGCAACGTCCCACGTTCCAGGGTCGGCAGAGGCAAACAGGTCATGTATCGGTTCGCTTATCCATGTTTCTTCAGGGTCTAGTATTCTGCCCTTATCGTTAAAGAAAAACTGCTTTGCGCCACTCATACCGCCGTGATTTGACGGGCCGACCGTATCTTTCACACGGGCAAAGTTGCTGAAGGGGGCAATCGCCCACAACTGGTTTTCCTTGTCGTTCCCGCCTTTTCCGAGATAGAGAATATCGTTTCTCTTTTTAAGACCCGTAATAACAAGCCCGTCTTCCGGTCTTCGCTGGTTCCCTGCAACGGAACTGCCAACAGCCGTAAAGTCGGTTGCATCGTCAACGTCTGTCCACATCACACCGTATGAATCTGCCGTTCCATACCCGTCATCTGCGATATAAGCAAGCCATATCCGGTCATAAAAAGAGGCGAGGTATTTCCCGATAGGCCCGTCTGTAACCGCCGTGTTGCCGCCTATTGTGCAGATATTGTTTGTACCGGTAATGTCGAGGTTTTCCGCTTCAAACGTGCCGGTCTGGTCTTTCACGTAAAGCGTACCGGCAGCGTCACCACCCGCCCACGTCCCGCTTGTTTTATTTACATATGTAACCGTTGCCGTTGCCCCGCCGGTTGCACCTGTTATATCATCTCCAACGGCAAGTTCCGTTGTGCCGCCACTTGTAAACGCTACGCTTCGCTCTGCACTCAACTGCGAGATGGTCTGTGTCGAATGACTGTAATACTGAATAGGGTCTGAATTGTTGGACAGTACCGTGCATTGTCCAACCGTGCGGTCGTAATGGTCGGTAAACGTCCATGTATTTGACTTGTGAAGGCTCGTTTTCTTGGATGTAATTGTCGGGGATGACTGCGTACTTTCTGTGTCCCACTCGTAAATCACACCGGAATCGTCAACGGAGGATTTCCCGACACATACCAGCATGTACTGCGAGTTTCCCCTGTGCGCCGACAATATCTCATTACCGGCTAAATAGTCCTCAAAGTCCTTTATCGTGGTCGTTCCCAACCGCTTGCGCCACACACCGTTATCAAACCATATATTCACCGCATACGGCGTTTCGTGCGGTTGCAGTTCATGCCACGGTTTAACGCTGTTAAGTGTAGTTGCAAGGGGATAGTGATATAGTTCCATTTAGTGCCTGAAAATCATGTGTAATATGTTAAAAACAACCGATGCGTTATCGCTTGAATCGTCATGGTCACGGTAAACGCACCACATAACCTCATCACCGTAACTGAACGTGTCAGTCGGCATTTCAAGGGTGACGACACTCGTTGCCGATATGGGATTACCGCTTGAATAGGCAGTCCACCCTGTTAAATCCGTTGTCGTGCTGATAGTCGTACTTGCAGCATCTGCGTCCATTATAAACGCTTCCATCACAACATTATCCGTGCAGGTAGATTCGATAAACCCCGCCATATCGAGATAAAACTTCCTGTTCGGGTCGTACCAGTAAGGAATTTTGTACTTGAAATTAACGGCATCTGTCGTTGCGTAATTGAACTGCATCGCCCACACCCCGTTTGTGTCACCACCAAAAAACGTGCGGGTTGGTGTGTTTGTATCGGCGTTCCCCACCGTCCACAGGTTTTCATGTATCGGACACCACGAACAGTCAGTGTCAAAGGTCGGGCTTACCTGATTCGTCCCGTCCCATCCGCTAACCGTTACGCTTCCCTTTGTGTAAGAAATGAAATCAGCAAAAACGTCAGACAGGTAGATGTAATTGCCCTTCATCTTGTCAACGTTCTTAGACCACGCAGTACCGTCTTTAGGATAGCCGTCAGTCCACCGAGCACCGACAAGACAGAGAAAACAACATATAAGAAGTAAAATCTTTTTCATTCAAGATTACCGAGATAAACCTGATAAATGTCATCTGCCGATAATGCGCTTAACCAGTAACATGCGTCATCCACATACCCTGAGAAATATGACTTTGCGTTCCAACTACTCCTGTCTGCCCCTATGTCGAAATCATCACCAATCGTACCGTTCCATGTTGCGTCATCTGCCGTGGCTGTTGTTGCAACGGCAACCCCGTCTACATACAGGGCCGTGCTGTCCAAATCCTTCGGGTTCACGTCCGGCGAACTTGGAAGTGATGTTTCATAAGACACCGCAACGTGATGCCATGCACCGTCCCTTATGTCGGTTTCCGTAGCGTCAAGTTGCAGATATTTCCCCGCAGTCGGTTCACCAAAGAGAAACCCTAAGTACCCGCTTGCGCTGAAATAGAACTTCCAGCAGTCACCACCGATATTTTCTGTTCGCCCTGCAATTATGCCGTCTGTCGCAACGCTTGTCTTAACCCACGCTGTAAATGTCATACTGCCGTCACTTGCCGAGAAATTCATTGAACTGGGGTTTGATGCGTACAGGTAATTAGGAGAACCACCCAGTTGTACGCTTGTCCCGAATTGCCCCGACTTGTTGAACGTAGCAGACCCGCTAACCGACAAATTCACACTCCCCCAACTGTCTGTTGCCGGGGCAGAGGAATCGTCCATCTTCCACCGTGCGACACCAGACGAAACGGTTGTCCCTGTATACAGAACCGTGGCCCCCGCAAAGTCTGCAAACAAAAAAATCAACAGTGCTGTTAAACAAATCTTCTTCATTGCGTCTGATCCAGTAAATAGTCAAGCACACAGAACCGAATTGATGCGTTATCGGTCGAATCATCGGGAACCCGGTACACACTCCACGATACCCAGTCGTCATCTGCAAAGGTAGCGGTTGGAACAAGGATGTTCACATTGCTTGTATACGTTACGGGGTTCTGTGATGCACTTGCCGTAAAACCCGAAAGTGCCTGCGTGGTCGTTACCGTTGCCGAATTACCGGAAGATGTAACAGCGGTAAACCCCATAACCGCCCTGTCGGTTGACGTTGTAGTGATGAAAGAGACAAGGGTAAGCGTAATGCTTGATGTAACGTCAAAAGCGGAATCAACATGATGCACGAAATTAACCGCCTGCTGCGTGGTCGGACTAAAAGACCACCCTCTCGCCCCGTTTGTATCTGCCCCGAAAAACTGCCACACCGCCCCGTTTGTGCTTGCCGCATCCACGTCTTGAATATGAAGCGGGATAGCACAAGACGTGCAATCGTTGAAATATGCGTTTGAATAGTCGGTATCGTCCCACCCGCTTGCTTTCGTCCCGCTATAATCGTGGGCAATGAGGGAATAGAACAGGTCGTGCAGAAAAATAAAATTGTCCTGGGAATCGTCTATTACCTCATCCTGCGAATCGGTCTTTTCCGGTTTGCCGTCTTGCCATGTCGCAGCAAAAAGAAAAATACAGCTTATAAATAATATCAGTAACTTTTTCAACCCTCTCCCCCTTCGCCTGCGGCAAGAAAGTACGTTGTTATCGCCGTTGCCGCTGCCGGTTGTGCGCCGTCACTTATCTTCACGGCTTTTACCTTGAAATCGTCCCTGTCGTATCGCAAAAGGTGTGTTCCGTCCGACTCTATCTCCACCCAGTAAAGTTCTTTGAATTTCCTTTCAAGTTCCCGAAACTCGTCACCATCTGTCGTGTAGGCAATGGTAAGCGTACCGGCGATGAACCCCATGTTGCGGGTCGCTTTTTCCGCTTTCTCGGTCTTGAACTTTACCAAAAGTGACATATCAACCCTGCGGTAGCGGGTGCCGTGATGTCCACGACTCCCCGGTAAACGGCATGTTTTCTTCCATTTCCTTCATCGCCTGCCAGAATTTACCGTATGCCTGCTCTGCTTTTGCCGGTTCCTCAACATATTGCCAGAACTTGTAAACCGCCCCGGTGATGATGGGGTCGTCCCGCCATGCGATAGAAATCTCGGAATGGGTGCTGCCTGAAATGTCTGACAACTGCTTGTAAAAACCATACGTCACGGCATAGGCATCATCTGCCGTGGGATACCCGATATACACTCTCGGCAGACCACCAGACACACCGGCAAGGCAGTAGTATTTCGGCACCCCGGTCGTAGACGGCGGGTTTAGGACAATATCTTCTGATATGCCGGGGATAAGCTCGTACACGGTTGACCCGTCATTTATATAGAACTTGTGTGGGTGTAGAAAATCGGTGTCCAGGGAGTAGACTTTCGTCCCGGCAACCGTGTTAAAACCCGTTCCTTCATCGAAAAGGAAATCCCACTTGACGGAATTAATCTCTACCTGCGCCCAGTTAATCGCCCGTGACTTTCTGGTTGAATATGCGCTGCCACCGATGCCGGTAAATTCTTCCAGCATAGTTTCAAGTACAGTAAAACTACTCATAATAATCGTTCACCACGTCATTTGGTTCTATTGGTTCGTGGGCATACGGCCCGATAAACCGTGACAGTTCCCACAACGCCCGTTTAAATTCCTCGTTGTAAAACATGAAATTCGGTTTCTGCGGTTGTTTCATTTCCTTCAACCGCCATATCTCACGCAGACAGTAGCTTTTCAGAACAGGGACTTGGAGATGTGATTCAATGGCAGATGGTGTATCGCCAACGCCAAGGTCGGCACTTGCAATCGGGTCTTTGAAATAGTGAAGATACAGCGTTTCCCGTGAAGTCGGGATGTTCAGGTAATAGAGATTACTTCCCACCACGCAGCACCACCACACGGCACCAAGCTGGTCAAGACCCGAATCCTTTGTCAGAAGCACGTCAAGGCTTGGCAGTATCTTTATGCTCCTGTTGTTGGTATCAGAATGAACGGACAGCAGCTTTTTCTGGTAATCTGTCGGCATGGACGTGTAGGCAACGGGATTGGTTGAATCAGCCGCTATTGTGGCAACGTCTGAATCACTGTCAACGGTCAGCGTTTCGGATTCAAATGTTCCGCTTTGCCCGGTGTGGTATATCGTACCGGCTGCGTCACCCCCGGCCCACGACCCCGAATCAAGCGTTACAGATGTAACTGTTGAAGTCGCTTCGCTTGTATTGCCCTCAATTTCATCGTCTGCTTCAATCTCTGTCGTACCACCGCTGGTGAAAGCAAGTGTGTAAGACGCTGTGTAAACGCTTGTCCGTGTTTCAAGTGACGGCAGGCATATTTCCGGTATTTCGGGATATTCGGGGAACATCCCGGCTGCCACGGTCTGGTAGCCACGGTTTATAAGACGGTGAATCCTGCCCGGCCCCCAATCGTGAAAATCAGCCTCGTCTTTTATTTCCTGAGTAATAGTTTCAATAGTCGGCATATGCCACCCCAAAAAGTAGGGGGCGGGTGTGACCCCACCCCCAAACAGGTTATCTACCGATTATGGTCGCTTTTACCGTGAGAGTGGAAAGGTCGGTTCCGTATGCAACGTCAATGGGAACGCACTCAATTTCAGACGGATGTGCGTCTATCCACGCCGGGAACATGTCATCGTCCGTATCGGCTTGCAGCGTCATAATAGGTGCAGCACCAACGGTACACCCTTTGTAAAACGGGTGTGTCGTCCAGTGTGCTTCAGTAGCTGCCAGAGTATCGGCAACGGCAATCAGGTAGGCTTTCTTGTCGCTCGTTTCCATCGGCATCTGTCCACAATGACCGTACAGGTTCGGTATTCCAGTAAACGTATGGGTGTCGGAAGAATCGGTTATCTCGGCATTGGTGAACCGCTCATGCAAGAATGTTCCGGTGCCGGGGTCTTTGATGTAGACGTACCGTACAATATCGCCAGAGGTGTCAACGGCATCGGCAGCAAGAGTGTTAACCTCTGCGTATGTGCTTCCCTTCTGAAAGTCAATTTCTGTTTCAAGGGTAGCTGCGGGAGCACCACCGTCTTTCAACAGTTCGGGAACCTTGATAGTCCCCGCATCGCCGCCGTCTGACCATGTAATGCTAGTCATAGCGACAATGTCTGTACCAAGTTTAACCACATCAGGGGTGCCTGCGGTAAAGGTCAGGCCGTCACCGTAGGTTTCGGCACCACTTGTCATCTTCGCCATGCTCATGTTGTCGGTTACGTCTTTCCACGCCTGCGTTGCGTAACTTACCCAACAGTGAGTGATGGCATCGGTTGCGTTAAAGGTAAGTGTTGTCGCCTGTCCTTTTGTGTGAACGCCTGTGGTGTCGTCATACCCCAAATCAACGGCAACTTGGCCCTGGGCCGGGGATACGCCACCGGCAATGGGGATTGTAAGGACATAGGCAGAGGCAGAATGTGCGGCAACATAGTCGATATGTGCGGCGGGCCATTTCAGGTAGCCGACATTGCTTGATACCGTTACATATTCCTCAAACACAACAGGAGGGGCCGGTGCGAAAACCTTGATTTTCTCGTTGGTGTGGTCGTAGTCGAATACATATCCGTCTTTGCCTTCGATGATTACACGGTCAATTTTGCTCAACCGCACGTCACCGGCTACAAACGACTCACCACCTGTGATATAAGAGGAATCAAACGTAACGTCACACATCTGCATACGTTTACTTCCAATATTGGAATTTGTAAGATTACTGATTGTTAAAGCCATTTGTTAATTCCCTTCATTATGGTGGTATAGGAGGGGGTGCCGAAACACCCCCCCCCGGTTTACGTCAGTCAATGGTTAGAAATATAGGGCAGTATTCGGTCTGCACCCATACCCGTGAGTAAACAACACCGACCCAGGGTACATCAATGTCAAGGGTGCTATTGATTGCCCTGACCGAACCGGCTGTTTGATCAGCGCATACCATACTACCAACTACAGCACTATCGCCGTTTGCGCCGACAAGCACGTTGGCAACACCACCCGTCTGCGCCCAATAGTAGTAATCACCAGTTACAGCAACAAGCGGGATACCGGCAGGTACAGCTTCCTCAGTCGCACTTTCGGTTACTCCACTAAACCCGCCCGGAGGGGGGATAATAGAGATTTCGGAAGACGTAGTAAGGGCAACCTGGATGCCCTCTGCCAGCGTAATGGTAATGCTGGTTGATGCGGCTTTAACTTCAGTTGAGTTGTCAATCGGGTAGGAATATCCCTGCCCGGTTCCATCGTTCACCATAAAGAACCCGCCACGGAAAGCATCTTCATCACACGCATTGTCGCCACTTGCCGCAATGGTCTGGGTGATTTCCTTCGTGCCGATTGCGGCTGCCGTGGTGAGGGCAATGTTCAGAAACCCCGCTGCCGGAACGGTTGCAAGACCCAACTTACCGGCTGAAAGGGCAGAACTCCCTGCCTGGCAATACCGGAATTTCCGGCCAAAATTGTCGATACGCAGAGTGCCGAGTTGTTCCTTCGCCGTGGAGGAAATCTCGTAAAGGCCCTGCGACCAACCGCTTTTTTTCATATCAGATAAAGGCATCTGTTATCTCCTTTGATTAATGGTTATGAAAGGTTGCTGTGAGCGATGATTGACTTCCGGTTGCTCACGACCTGATTGCCGTCAAAGTAAATCTTCAGAGACTTGTCTTCAGGCGAATCAGGAATCACTTTCCATTTCGTGCGCATGAAAAGACCGTCCTCATGTACGGCAAAACCCCAGTAGTTTGTGTTGATGCCAAAGGCATAACCAGACGGGCAGTAGTCGTCTGCGACAACTTTCTTACCCTCGAAAATCAGCCCGGTGAAACCGGCATCTGCAACTTCAGTCGCTTCTTTGAACCGCTGCTGAACTTCGAGCAGGTCGGCAACTTCGTTCCAAAGCGTTTCAGTGGTTACGATAATGTCCGGTTTCCCACCTTTTCCGCTGCGAATCTTTGCGTTTGACGCAAGGGTTCTCAGCACGGCGAGGGAAATTGACTCGCTTGTGGTTGTGGTCTTCCCTTCCCACGGTTTCGTACCGTCTGCGGCAACAAGGTCGTCCTCTGCGATGTTCCCGTATTTCTGTGAAGTGGTTTCGCTGCAACACGCCTGTAGACCGTCAAGGCGGTTGGAATTGCCGGTATAGGCATCGTACAGGGAAGAAGCAATCAGCTTGGTGATGGTTTTCTGAGCACCGGCAACACGCTGAGTGATCAGCTTAACCTCTGCGTAGTCACCGGAGTTCTTCAACTCGTCAATCCTGCGAATAGTGGCATTGCCGTAACAGTGCCGCCAGTTGAAGTACGCAGCGTTGACGGATTCCCGGTCATCACTGGAAATCGTGTCACCACGCACGTACCACCCGCTTACCTGCTCGTCATATTCAAGCGGGATGCGGATTTTCTCGCCACCGTCAGGGCGTTCCCATATGCCCTTCTTCTGGTCGATGCCGTATGTCATAAGCCATGAATCATCAAAATAGATGTCCACAGCCTTTCCACCGTCTGCCATAAAATAATCGTTCGTGACGGATTCTCTTTCTGCATATGTCAAACTCATGCGTTTATCCTCCTATCGGGAAGCCTATCCTGAACCCTTGCGCTTGCTTAAAAGCCTTTGATAAAGTGTCCTGTCACGGCCCCCGGTTGTTTTAGTGTCTTTCAGTTCATTGTCGTCATTGCCGCTTCTGCGGGCGGGAGATGCCTTGGTCGATTTCAAACTCTTTTTCGCCCTGAAATTTTCCTCCGCTTTCTGCCGACCCTTTTCTTCTGCGTTTTTCACTTCCTTTTCCAGTTTCGATTCTAGGTCTTTGATTTTCTTTTCAAGACTTGCTTTCGCTTCCGCTTCCTTCTTCTCGCCTGTGAGCAGTTTGTGTGCTGAAATGAGGTTAAGGCCCATGTGCCTGTTGGCGTTGATGAACTTTTGCAGTTCACCCTTCTCGTACAGGGGAACAAAGTCATCATTGCCTTTGGCGTAGTCGCTGAGAATTTGCTTCGTCTGCTGCTTGCGTTCCTTTTCCGAAAAGTTCTTGTTGATCTCGCCTGAGATTTCGTGATGAATCTGCTGTGCAAGGTTCTGTAAAAACGCTTTCGGACTCTCATTCATCATGTCAACAAGTTCACCGTCTTCCATGTCCATGAGATTTGAGTAGGTCGGCCCGGTGTCCTGCCGCCGCTGTACGGGTCGTTGAACGCTTTGTTTCAGCGTGTCGATTTCCCGTTTCAGGTTGGCAAACTCTCTTTCAGCTTTCTCAGCCCTCTCCTTTGCCTCGTTTTTCTGCGCTATGACCTCTTTGAATCTCGGATGCTGGTCAAGTCGCTTTTCTTCCTGCTCACCTTCTGCGTCACCTGCCGGTTCGGTATCTTCTTCACCCTCGCCGTCTTTTTCGGTGTCGCCTTCGGCTCCCTCGTCATCGTCTGCATCCTCCTTGATGGTGGGAACCGTACCCTCTTGCGTTTCATCCTCTTTTTCGATGGTTTTCGCCCCATCGGTGGCGGGTTTGGATGTATCGCCTTTTTCGGGTGCGTCTGTTTCTGTGGCTGACGAATCCACAGGGGTCGATGCTATTTCACCCGGTACTGTGGGCATTAAGCCCTCATTAGCGTCATTTGGCATGTTGAACTCCTTTGATTAATTTGGATTTATGGCTGTTTAGCGTCTTGCCTTAGACGAAAAAAACCCACCTTGAATAATTCCAAAGTGGGTTTGTATTACCGTGTTTGGTGGAGATTATTTAATTGTCAAAGAACGGGTGTTACTATTTCTTTGTCAAAATATTTATGAGCAATTTTTTCAATTCTTCAGCTTGTAGGTCTTCTATCTTTTTCCTTAAACACCTTGTACATATAATTTCTTCAGGCATCATAACATTGTCACACTCGCTGCAATAAATCTGTATGTCTGTTTTTACGCCAACCATGTTCTCCCCATTGGGTTCATAAGACAGTATTTCCCCTGTCGGTTAAAGAAAAACACTTCTCCATCTTTTACTGTTACGAAAACCCCCTGTGGTACACCCAAAACCCTGTCAACGTCCTTGTTTAGTTTTCTTCCGTAATAACACCTAGCAGGGTCACGACCCTTGAAAAGATCATCAAAACTCCGATCTATTTCGTCACCAGTGAGTGACATGCTTACCTCTCACAAAAATTACATATATATCTGTCGCTGTTCGCTATCTTCTTCAATGTCACGCCCCTGTACCCTGTCGGGACACCGCACCGGGAACAGCAAACAACGCCACCTTTAAGGTAGTCCTTTATCTTTGCCTTTACACTGTTTCGCAGGTCTTTGCGGATTTTGAAGATGTCAACGTTTGGGGTCATAAAACATTACCCCGTGCCGCTATTTCACCGTAATGGTTGATGACGATTACTTCTTTCGTGTTTTTATTCACTATTGCCTGACAATCACCATGCATTTCAAGATATTCATCCTGTGTGCCTGTATGACCGTTGCCATTTCTGTCATAAAATGTAAGAACACAGGGGGTTCCACCCCTATACAGTTCCCACTCGTCTGACATAACGTTTAGTGAAATAAAGACACAGGGCGGATAAGATGGTTTATGATCTCGCTCTTTCAAAGACTTCGCAAATTTGCGAATCTTGTCCATGCTAATCTCTTTACTCTCTGCGTCACTTTCCCAAACACTTACGGTGTTCATATCTCAATCCTGTGCCTTGCCTGCCGAGCTTCCCAAACCTTCTCGGCATGACGGTCAACGTTAAAATCCTTCTTCTGCCTTCTCTCCCCACCTTCAGCGGGGCGTATCCCTTCACCCTTCATCCACGCCTTGTAATTCGTGCGGGTAGGGTTCTTGCGAAATTCCACAACGTGCGGGGCGGTTGAATCCTTGTCAACTACCTCTAAGACAGAACGAATCCAGGGTGCGTCATCGTTGGCACAGTTCACGCCGGATACACTGATTTTCCTCTCGGCGGTACCTCCACAGTGAGAACAGTCAATGTTTCTTTCGTCAAGTTTGCCGATTCGTTCCTCTACGTTCCCGCAGTCGGGGCAGTGGTATTCGTAAAGTGGCATTACACCGCCTCCTTCGGGGGTAGTATCCTCACCCCAAACCACACGTCAGGCACTATGCCGGTATGCCATTTCAGGGAGTCGTATTCTTCCTTGTTCATCTGGTATTCAGACATGCCGTACATGGGGTCAACTCTGCCGCCTTCGTTTAAATACTTCTTTATGTTCTTCTTGATTTGCGCTGTTGATAGCATAAAGCACCTATACGTTGTTGCTTCTTCCTTTACACGTTGGTAAAGAATCTTCTTTCCAAAGATTCCATCCCTTGCTTTTTTTGCCGCAGTTGGCACACACATAAGATGCCGAGTAATAATCCCCGTTCCTATAAATCCAATGGTGCCTTATCCCCGTTTCTTCCTCTGGTTTGTACCACGGCGAAAATTCATCCCTTATAACGGGTGGGTCTTGTGCCGTCTGCCAAACCCTAAATGCTTTCTCATATGGTGTCATACGTTGTTGCTCTTTAATCCCCGCTCGTTGTAGCCGGGTTTGTTCTCTGAAATCTTCGTGATTGCCTCATCGTGCCGTTTCTTTATATCGTTTACAAGTTGCGCCCTCTCAATCTTCAGCTTTTCTTCGTCAAATCCAACACCGGCAATCTTCACCTGCTGTTCAAGTCGCTCTGTGGCAATCTGCTCTAACGTCAATGCCTTCTTCGCCTGTATTTCCTCAATCTCTGCCTGTACTTTCTGCGCTTCTACCGTGGTCTTGGATGCCTTGGCGTTCTTCTCGTTGACTTCCGCTTCCTTTACCTTCGCCTCTGCCTGCGCCTCGATGGTCTTCGGGTCGGGCTTGCCTTGCATCTGCATAAGTATCTGCTGAAAGTTGGGTAACTGCCCCTTCATCTTCAACTGCTGCATAATCTTCGGGTCAAGTTGAGAAACCTTCTGCATGAACTGAATAATCGGTTTAGGCACACCACATTCGCCCAGTTTCTTGAACAAATCGCCAAACACACCTTTCTGCATCTTCTTGACGATTTCTTTGCGCCCGTCAAATTCAAGAGCGTCAAGCAAAATCTCCGTTGCGGTAGGGGAACCGGGAGCACCGAAAGCCCTCATCTTGAACAGACTTATTGATTCTTCCCGTTGCTGTACCTTGGAAACAGGTAGGGTAGACCCTGAAACAACGGTCAACTTACACGGTACGATTAAATCTTCACCCCTGATACCGACCTGCTTCGTTTCCCCGTCTTTCTCCATCGGGATTTGCCGCTTCTCCGTGTACCAGTTCTGTGCAAGCGACACGTACATACGCCCTGTTTCACGTATCAAACGGTAGTAATTGCGAATCTTGCCACGCATCATACGGGCAACCTGCTCGATTAAAGCGGCAATGGCTTTGTAGGCAAGTTTGTCACTACCGGCAACCTGTGCGTTTTCTAACTCAAATGAACCGCTTACTAAGAAGAATAGACCCTTTATCAACTCGGCAAGACCGACCAGATCATCAGGAAGCACCCTCGGCTGGTCTAAAAACTTAATCGCCTGCGCTTCAAAACTATTAGTCGGGTTGATAATGCCGACCTGATTGGTGAACTGGCTGTTATCCACCCCGCTTGTCAGGGGATTGACCAGTTTCGTCCTTACTGCCTTGTCCCTTACGGCAAGCATCCTTGAAAGGGTCTTGTCATACTCGATATTCAACCGTTCAAGCTGCTCTAAATCACTCATGCCCCACGGGTCGGACGTGTCACGCACGGAAACTTCACGGATAAACGGGAACTTGTCAAACAGATACGTTTCTTTCTGCTTCTCAAACGGCAGAACGGGGTTGATTGACGGGTTCGGCTTGTCCTTCAAGACAAGACCACCGGCGTTGCACACGATTACACGCCTGATATGACCGGGATATTTCGGACGGGTGACTTCCACTTCTTCCATGACAGCCATCCCCGTTTCGGGGTCAACCGCCTGCTGCCCGACCATCTCCGTTATCTTGGTGCGGTCTTTTACCCACGCCTCGCAAATAAGAACTTCCTGGGAATCACCAGAAATACCGGCTGAATTGCTGTTTAGCAGCGTCTTTACCGTGCTGCCAAACGATGTCATTATGCCCTTCAGTCCCTTCTGCTGCTGCCCACCTGCCATTTCACGGCGTTCATCACCCAGTTCCTTCAGAAGTTCCTGGTCTGCTTGTATTTTGTCGGCAAAGTCAGGCCATGTGGTTCTCGCCTCCCGTAACGGCATGGGGTAGAAATGCAGGTTAACTTCCGCATCCTGTACGTCATGCACATTGACAGGCCATGT